ATGAAACAAAACGTGAAAGTAATCTTCGATCGCAGGAACAAAGCAGAGAAGACTGGTAAGGGAACAATTGAAATTCTCATCTATCTCAGCAGAGAAGAGAGAAAGTGGGAAAGTCTAGGCACAGCAGACAAGGACTCTTGGGAAGTTGTAGCACAGAGCAAAAGCATTCAGGCAAAGGTGAAGCATTATGAGCAAATCATCAAGGCTATGGAAACATTGGGTGAAGAAATGACTTTGGAGAACTTCAACAATCACATTTACCAAGATCAGAATTCTGCTAAGTCAGATAAAAAAGTTCTATTCAATGGGCACGACCAACATCAGAACTTCGTGGAATGGTGTCGTGAGCGTCTTGAACAGGAGAACCTTGCCAAGAACTCCGTCAAGGATATTAATGTTGCCCTCAACTTCGTCGAATCCTCCGGCCTACTCAAAACTTTTGCCGACCTCACTGTTGCCAATGTTGTGGCTTTTGACAACTGGCTCAGACTACCGAAGAACAAGAGCGACTACACCATTCACGGCTACCACAAGAAAGTTGGCAAGTACTGCCGCCTGCTCTGGCGCTTAGAGATGATCTCCTCCAACCCCTATGACCATGTCAAATTTCCCAAGGGCAGTAACAAGGAGCGCAATCCCCTAACCGAGGACGAGCTCATCAGAATGCGCAACCTCAAATACAAGGGGCATCTCGATCGCGCACGCGACCTATTTATATTTATGGCCTACACCGGCCTCGCCTTCGCCGACATGGAGATATTCGACTTTGACACTATGACTGAGCAACGCGAGGACTACACCTATATTGATGGAGATCGTGTCAAGACAGGCTCCAACTACTTCACCCCGATTCTCCCTCCGGCTATGGAAGTACTGAAGAAGTACGACTACAAGCTTCCCGTTCGTAGCAATCAGAAAATTAACGACTACCTCCATATTATCGAGTCAGATCTTCATCTCAACAAGCCAGTGACCTGCCACATTGGCCGCCACAGCTTTGCCACCATGATGCTATCCTACGGCTTTACCTTGGAAGAAGTCAAGAAGATGCTCGGCCACAAGGACATCAAGACCACCCAGATCTATGCCAAGCTCTCCTCGAGTGTCGTAGAGAAAAGTGTCAAGAAGAAGCTCAAAAAACTCAAATAATCTTATAGAACACGCCCTTCAATAATTGCGACTTTCCTGTACCCTCATGGAAGGTCGCAGTTATTTTCTCGCAGACATACCTGCTCCCCTCTATGTAGAACAAGGCCCGTGGATTCAGTATATCATTGGTCAGGAAAGAAAAACTATATTTCTTCCTATTGTCTATATTATAAATGTATTTCAGAGGAATACCCTGCTGATCGTTACCCTCCTGAGGCTGTAATCTCAATGAATATGGCGAACTAACAGCCGTGAAGTCATCCGTTATTTCCACTTTATCAACCACAGGATGCGGCAGCTTATCCGACGTCCAGATTTCCCCATCCCAGAACCCTACATATATCTTATCGAAATACGCGTCAGACTTCTCCTTCTCACCCTTGGCAATCGCCTTACCAACAGGTGTCTGTGCCAGCGCACCATTGTCATAGTCTGTCTCGTCCACTTCATAATTGCGCGCCGAATCAGCATTGTGCCTTGGTCCACCATAGTTGCGGCCACCGCTTACCGACCGTCCCCCACCAGACAAGCTACCTGTAGTATTTCCATTCTCATCCGTCTCACTCGTCCATGATACGGCACTACCCATTTCCCCGCATTCTAGGAACAAGCACTGCCCCAGCTCTTCATCAGTCTCATCAATCCATGCCGGTACGATGTTCAGCTCCGTATCATCGGCCTCTTTATCCACCACCAGCCGTCCGAACTGATTCACAGGCATCAATCGGTTTGTGTACTTATACCAGTGATAATCCCTGTCTTCACTCTCACTATGGAATGTATGAACCAGTTCAGCCTTGTAGCACCACATCATAAAATACCTATCCACGTCAGCAGCATAGAACAGCTTGTTCCCATCTGAACCAGCCGGATAGCCCCTTGAATATGCCGTGCTGACAATCCTGCCCCTGACTGTAGTCTGAACGCCACACTCCTTAAAATCCCTGGCAAACACCAGCAGCTCCTGCAAGGTTTTGAACACCATTGCCTTGTTCTTGTTCTCATCAATATACCACTGGCAGCTCAGGTATGGCCAGAACCTGTTGTCATTATCAGTATATTTCATGTTAGTGGCTCCGATATATTCAGACTTGTTTTCTCTCGATACCTCAACAGAATATTTATTGACGACCTTCTCGATATGTACGTCCTCAGTCCGTGCCGCTATCTTATGCGAAAACTCAAAGCTGATAGTCTTTGCCTTATGATTGATGGAGAACTCACCATGCATCAGCTTCTCCAGTTCTTCAAAGAACTCCGTCAATGACCAATGTGGCAGCGCAATGGCAAAATTCCGTAGTCCCCAAGCAGCAGGCAGCGTATTGCAAACCAGCAAATATCGATACACACTATTCGAAATAGCCTTGAAATCCCCAGTATATCCTGTCACCTCACAGATCTTATCCAGAATATGAAGCAAGAAAGGCTGAAAAGCCAGTCCATAGCTATTAGTACCCCATTGGAGATTCCCGTTGCTGTCTTTAGTCACGCTATTCTGAAGATTGCCCGATGTCTTATTTACCCAAGGCAATGCCACCCACTTATTATCCGGATATGCGTCCAACCATGATGAAGGTATAGGATTGCTGGTCATCTTTCTCTGCTCTGCATCAGGATAACCCAGATTCAGCTCATTCAAGTATATATCGTCAAACGTGTCATCGAAGTTCTGCTCAGAGCGCCCTTCCAGGAACTGCGTCTTCACTTCCACTTCTGATATCTGAGTGATAACGATAGACCCAGACTTGAAGAAGTCCTTGTCTCTGATGTCACAGTCAAACACCACCTTGTTCTTCTCCACATCCTGACGATGCAGATGCCCGAAGATACGTATGTTCTGCGGACAGTCCTTCAGCGGGAAGGTAATGGTCAGCGTATAACTCTCAGAACCTGTAAACAGAGGATTCTCTGAGATAAACTCAAATGAAGTATTTTTCTTCAAATAGGCCAACTGGCCGTTGATTATGATTTCCATTTCTTATTTTCTCCTTGATTTTGGTGTCTTGTTACGCATCAGCTGCTCATATTCATCCTGCGCCTGCTTGATGCCAGTATCTCCTGTGACCGTATTGACCGTCACAAACGGCTCATCCAGTCGTTCCTTCAGTTGCCTGATTACTTCAGCATACTCCTTCATGGCCATATGTGTTGCTGCTATTTCAGTCTGTGCATCAGAATTAGGCTGCTGCACTATGACAGTTGGCGTAGATTGATTGGACTGTGCGTAAACGCTCGGCGCCACGATGCTTCTTGAAACATCCTCTGAGCGTAACGACCCTATCGTGTTCGTTCGTTGCGCATAGTCCAGGGCATCAATCATCGGGCGGGCTACGGGGGATTGCAGCAGCTGATGACTTGCCACCCATTCTCCTTTGTGAACGACACCGGCCACCTCGTCCTTCTTGCCATCACCAGTGAAACCACCTTCCGCATAACCCTGTGCCATAGCAGCCTCCTGCTGTTTCTTGATGGCTGCGACCTGTAACATACCCGCTGCCACTGCCGTTGCTGCAGCTATAGGTGCCAGGATATATCCCACCACAGGCACAGCTGCAGCACTACTATAGGCATTGATGGCACTTGTAGCCGTCTGAGCGATGGCCTGCATCACCTGCATAGCGAACATCTTCTTGTTGGCTTCGTTCTTCACCTTGGCCACCTCCTTCTCTTTCTTCTGCTCCAACTTCTTCACCAGATAGTTGTTGCCCTCAGCATTGGATATCTCCGTCTTATAGCGCTTCTCTATGGCTGCAACCTGAATATCCGTCTCAGCCTGAATCAGCGATGTCAGCTGTTGGAAGATGCTGCTCATACCAGACGAAATCACCTCCAAAGAACCTGTGACAGCTTTACCCATGTCTGACTGTAGCCATTCCTGCATATCCTCGGTCCATACTTCGAGAAAGTTCTTGTTATCATCAAGACTGTCGATATTATACTTCTGACGCAATGCCTTTTGTGCTTTCAAAAAGGCTTCCTCAATGCGTAGCTTCTCATTGGCATTGTTACCAGCAGCCTGAAGTTCTAAAGCATATACCTGCTTTAAGGCCTCCAAGTCAGACATGTACCTGTTCATGCGCTCTCCACTGTTGGGGCCAAAGAATTCATCTTTCAGCTTTCTCAACTGATCCTGGTGTTTCTTTTCAGCGCTTTCCGTTTCTTGCTGATGCTTCTTTTGGTCGGAAACTAGCTTTTCCTGATAAGCCTTTTGAGCCTGCACATATTCTGTGGAACCCTCTTTATACATCGTACTCATGCGGCGCAGATGATTCAATTCCAACAGTTCCAGCGTCTGCTGATATACCTCTGTAGATACTTCGCCATCGATATACCGCTGCTTCTGCATGGCTACGGATTCATTGTAGAGCTGGCTTTCCTGCTCAACTGTCACCTTTGTATGCTGTTCAGTCTGCTTTTTCTGAGCCTCGTAATAGCTGGCCTGTGCCTCCAGCTTCTCTTGTTCCGTCAGGTCAGTATGCTCCAGAATCTTCTTTTGGTATTCCACCTCAATCTCGAGAATTCGCTTCTGGTACTGCTCATAGTTAACCTTGCCAGTAGCATACGAAATACGATTCAATGCCTCTTCCTGAGCTTTCCAGTCCTTTTCAGCCTTGAAGCGCTCTTCCTTTTTAGTGTCTTTAGTAGGTACTGGCGTATAGGTGCCACCACCCTTTCCACCTTTGCCGTCACCAAGAGCATTGGCTTCATCAGCCAGTTTCTGATTGGCGGCTGTCATGTTATCGACAATGCTGTTATACTGGGCTACGGCAGCATCGAACTTCGCCATTTTGGCCTTCCATGCCCGATAACCAGATGGGCTGACATTAGCCTGCCGTATTGCTGAACTTTCGTCCATACCACCCTGCTTCTCATTGAAATAGGCATTCTGTATATTTGAAGGAGCATTTTTAAAGTGCTCGTCACGCAGTCTTTCTAACTCTGGCAGCTTATCAAGTGCAGCCTTGATACGGGCCGAGTTCTTCAGCTGCTCCGTATAGTTCTTCAAGATCTTGATGTTATGCCTATACAGTCGGCCTTCCTCAGAAATGCTGGCATGATAGCCAGGAACTGTCTGCTGTAGTTCCTCGATGGCCTTACGCCTATTGTTGACTGACAGCGTTTCATCCTCGACCGTATTTCTCAGCCTTTCGATTCGAGAAATCTCCTGTTTAGAGTTACGGTCAGCTTCCTCTTCAATATTCCTCAGACGCTGTTGAGCCAGTGCTGCATCGTTCGAAGAACGAGCAAACTTCACATACAATCCAATCAGGATCGTTGTAGCTGCAATGGCTGCACCCATCGGATTCATTTTGAGTACCTTGTTGAAGAACGTCTGAGCTGCTGCAGCTGCCGTAATCTCTCCACGAAGTACCTTGTGTTTCAGGATGCTTGCAGCCAACAAAGCATCCTCTATCACCAATGCAGCCGCCTTTAGCTTTTGTATAGCGACAAAACGTAAAGACCAGAGATACTGTAATTTAACTGCGGTGTAATATCCAACAACTGCAGCAGTGAGCGTCACTAATACCGTTTTGTATTTGATGGCGAAATCAACGACTGTTGACAGGAACTTTAAAAGCAAAGTGGTCGAAGAAAGAACATGTGACATGACGGGCTGCAGCTTCTCGCCCAACTCAACAGCCATCTCCTTGACACGCTTACGAGCCTTATCCAATCCAGCCTGAACCGTCGTGTTTTGGACGTTATATTCCTTGGTGACTGAGGTAGCTTCAGCGAATGCTTTTGCTGCTTCCTCTTGTTCCCACTTCACCATATCAAGATTACCGGCCAAAGCAGAAATCACCTGTGCTGCACGGGCGCCATTCTCACCCATATCCTTGAATACCGGAGCAAGCACATCGATGTTGCCCAGCTTGTTCAGCGTATCAAGCAGCATGAGCAATCCTTCATTGGTACCCTTAGCCAGAGCCTCCTTGAACTTCTCAGCATTCATGCCTGTTGCCTTGATGACCTTATCCTGCTGCTTGAACATATCCATAATTAGCTTAGAAACGGCGGTTGCCGACATTTCTACTGCCTGTCCCTGACTATCCAGCACGGCAGCAAAGCCCATGATCTGCGGGATAGTCATCTCAGCCTGGGCACCTACACCTGCCATACGCTTGGCAAAGTTAGCCAGATAAGGTGCCGATGCCGTACAGTTCTGAGAAAGCTCGTTGATGACAGAACCGACGGATAGCAGCGCCTTTTCAGTACCAAGCCGTTCCTCGTCACCGAAGATGTTGGTCAACTTACTCAATGTCAGTGTGGCCCCATCTCCTAATTCATCGAGGGCGACGTTTATCTGGTCTGCAGCACGGACAAATCCAAGAACATCTTCTTTGGATTTCTTACCCAGCTTACCCGCATCCTCAGCTAGTACGTTCAACTGTTCACGGGCTGTTCGGGTGTCCATCTTCTTAAACTCCTCGTTCAAGTCCTCCACCTGTTCCTCGGCCATACCCGTGAACTTGCGGACATTAGCCATCTCTGCGTCCATGTCTGCAAATGCCTTGACAGCCGAACGTCCTGCCATAATCAGACCAGTTATAGCGGCAATCATTCCCATCAGGGTTGTTTGCCAGTCATTCATTTTACGATTGAAACGGTCCCAGAAGCCTTCACCCTCGATGAGGTCAGCATTAACACGGGCTATTTCTGCTTTTACCCGTCTGATGGCCTCGGCCTGACGGTTCCATTCCACTGTACCGCGCTCTATACCGTTCAGTTGCTGCTTCAAGGTGTGAAGCGTCTTGTTCAGTTCCTTTGGCGTAGCCTTATCCAGATTCTTCAGCACTTTTTCCACTCCGACAGTTGCACTTTCAATCTGTGCAATCTGGCGGTTAGTCTGCTTTAGCTCTTTCTGCAGTCGCTTCAGTTCCACCTTATTGCCTGCTTTAGCTGCTCCCTCAATGGCTTTTTCTAAGTCCTGCGACTTCTTTTTAAGGTTATCGAGCATGTCCTGGGCTTGCCTGCCATTAACAGTTAGGGTTACAGTTGCATTTGTGTTGATTGATGACATATTTATTAAGCTAAAATGATGGTGCAAATGTCGGTAGAAAACCGAATGTCATAAAAGACACAAAAGAATACAGGGTAAAAAGCGAGAAACTTAACTAAAAATTTGATAATTATTTGTATGTTTCAAAGAAAAGTATTATCTTTGCAACCAAATGTAATACAATTAACATATATAGTATGGCAACTACAGTTATTAGAAAACCCGCATCCTTCCGTCTTAGAACTGACCTACTGGAAAGTCTAAAACGTAATGCAGCCCGTGAGAACAGGACGCTGAACAACTATGTTGAGAGTGTTTTGTTAGATATTGTCTATCACGAACCAAATGAGACCACCAAGTTAGCCATTGCAGAAGCACGCTCTGGCAAGAATCCTAATAAGGTCTATGACAATGTCGAAGACCTGCTTAATGACCTTGATGCAGAATAATGAAAAAACTTCAACCCACCACACAATACAAGAAAGATTATAAGAGGATTAAGAATGACCAGCAGAAGGTTGAAGACCTCAAAGTTATTCTGAACAAATTAATAAATGAAGAACCTATCCCTGCAGAATATTTACCCCATAAATTGAAGGGTGATTATAAAGGCTGCATGGAATGTCATATACAAAATGACTTCTTACTGATTTGGATAGATGAGAAAAGTGACATCATCGAATTAGTAAGATTAGGTTCTCATTCCGAATTATTCAAGAATTATTGAAAGTGCTCCTAACAAGGGCACTTTTTCGTTAAAATCGGAAATAGTTAAGTTAATAACTGTTTCGGGTACTGAAAACCAATGACTTACGGGATTGTTAAGGGCCGAGCCCTTAACCCCTCGGAGTAAAGACCCCCCACGCGCCCTGTTCTCTCGAACCTCTCCCGACCTATCAACCGAGCGGAATATGTAAACGTATGTTAAGAAAATGCCGTTTTCTCGTCTCATTTGTTAAAATGGGCTTTCCGTTTTTGTATGTATAAAAAGAGCAAATAGAAAAAATGAGGCGGAAGTTGCCCTATAATGCCCCACCCTCCAAGTTTTTTCAATTCAACAAAAGCAGATAGTTTCGTGATGCTATAATAACCCACACTTTTCCCGAAAAGGCAATTAGTCGCTGCAAGGTACGCAGACCTCTCGAAAAGGCAATTAGTCGCTGCAAGGTACGCACACCTCTCGAAAAGGCAATTAGTCACAATAAGGTACGCAGACCTCCGAAAAGGCAAATGGTTACAGCAAGGTATGCAGAGCCACCTATTCAATGAATGGGCGGTAAAGAGCCACGGGTGCGACATGAAATCCCTCCGACATGTCAGAGGGTTTCATGTTGTACCTGTGTACAGGGCTACCAAGACAATCTTAGGCTACGACCTCAATCTATCTGATTGAAATCATAGCCTATGTTTGTCAGCCATACCTCTCTCCTCGCTCTGCGAGGGTGAATGTGGCATCATAGCAGAGCGTGATGCTTTGAAAAGCGCACATTGTGCGGTGCTTGGCAGGTGTGAATGGGCAAGAAGAAAATCTGCGGCAGAGTGTGGCTACTTAGCCTTAACGCGCCTCAGATTTTCTTCCTGCCTGTTCACTTCTGCATGAAATCAAGCCGGATGTGGCTGCATTATTACAGCCTTTTCCGGCTTGTGTCTTTAGACATTGGAAATGATGCTTAAGTATAGGAATGATGCTTCAGCATACGAAACATGAGCCTTAGGCTTAGTTGGCAAGTGCTTGATGGACTGTCAAGGACATTTGCTTGTGCGACTGGGGCGACGCTGTGCCACTCGCGGGGGCTGGTGTGAAGTGCATTGGTGCTGCGCGGCGAGCCGCATAGCTGCTTCCCTAGAACAAAGTAGTGTGTATTGGCTGGTGCAGGAACTTGCTTACTGTGCCTGACGATACTTACTTCTTTGAAGCCATGCCGCTCACCGCATAGGCAGTGCCAGATGCTCTTTAACTGTCAGCCCTGTAGCGAGTGACCAGCCGCCACAGCCGTACAAGCCAATCATCGGAGAAGATGATGATTGATAGCACGCAGGGGTTTGTGGGCGGGAAGGATTTATCTTAGTCGATAGATTATATATAGGACAAAGACGAGTACGAGTATCAAGAAGATATACTTGGGAGTGCTACTTGGCTTAGAGCTTTGCTTAGTGGCCGATTTGTTTTTTCTGGACTGTGTGACCATTGACACGCTGTCTTTCAAATCGGCTTTGGCTACGGTCTTCTCTTCACTGTTCTCAGTGATGTGAAGTCCGTAGATTTTGAGGGCCAAAGGACCTGATGGACGCTGCAAGTAAGAAGGAACTTGAGCAGGCCGCGAAGCGGTTGCGGAACGCGAAGCGTTTCGGAGCCGCTTGTGGACTTTAGGCTTTAGTGAGTTGGCTGGAGTTTCCGCGCAGCCTTCTATCTCTGATGGGAACGCTGTCGGAAACTCCGGCATCCATATCATGGCGCTATCGAAAGATAGTGTTAACTGTCTTGATAGCGAATCGATTGTGCGGTAAAAAGTGAGACGGGATTCCGTCACGGAGGCCGTCTCACTTTCACTTACCGCCTTGATGGCGCTACGCTTAGCTGTGCAGGCAGTAAGTGTGACACATAAAAACAAACAAGTATGAAAGAAGTAGTAAGAAGTGTGTTTCATTTCTGGGAATCGTTAAAGATGTCATCATATTCGTGAACGTCGAAAGAAGGGCAAGATTTCTTGGCATCGCGGCAGTATGCCGGATAGCCCTTGCATCGTGTGCAATCGTAATGAGGATCCTTCTTCTTCAGATTGCACACAAGCTCCCGATGTCCGTGTAAGGTAGCGTTGGGAAATTTCTTGTGAAGCTCTTCCTAGAGATTTGCCAACGCTACCTTTTGTTCAGGCGTTCGCGTATCTTTGGGCGTCATACCATCCTTGGCGCATCCACCGACATAGACCACACCGATACTGTATCGGTTGTGTCCCCCATCATTACAATGGGCGCCCATCATATCGAGGGGCCTGCCGTCGTGGATGGTGCCATCGAGGTATATCACTTTGTGATACCCTATGCCGTTAGCCCAATGGCGTTCGTTGCGATGGATATCATCTATTTGCTTAACAGTCATCGGACGTCCTTCAGGTGAAGCCGTACAATGAACGATGATTTCGGTTATCGGTCTCATACCTTTCCTCCTTCCTCCCCCTCAATGGCAGACTTCAGTTCTGCGAACTTAGTGTGAATATAGATCGACACACCGAAAATGGAGCCAGCATAAATCAGACACTGTGCGAAGAACAGCAGCACCGAGTCAGATATCTCACCTGTGGGCGGTACGATGAATCCCGCTGTTGCTAATGCCACACCAGCCAGTAGCATGGCGATGGCCGAATAGATTTGAATGTCAGTTCGAGTTTCTTTAGTCATAAAGCGAAGAATTTTATTTCTGAGGCAAAGGTAGATGATGTCTTTCTATCTTAAAAAGACATAAAAACTGTGGCATTCTGCTCGCTAATTCTTATCTTTGCAGGAGAATTCAAACATTATGAAATACTTAAAACTATTCTTTCGCCTGCTGTTAGGAGCTTTTATGACCTATGCAGGCTTCAGTCATCTGACGTTCAACCGTCAGGAGTTTGTGGCGCAGGTTCCCACTTGGTTGCAGTTCAGCCCGGAGTTTACCGACTTTGTCGTGCTGGCCTCGGGAGTTGTTGAGATCGCCTTTGGATTAGGTATCATTTTCCTTGCATCAAAGAAGAGAGCCGTCGCAGGAGCGTTGTTAGGACTCTTTTATATTGTCATCTTCCCAGGCAACATCAACCAGTATGTGAACCACATCGATGCATTCGGTCTCAACACCGACCAGGCCCGTCTTATCCGTCTTTTCTTCCAGCCCGTGCTCATCTTCTTGGCCATTTGGTCAACTGGTGGCTGGAAGTATTGGAAGCTGTGGATGAAAGGAAAGTTCAAGGAGTAAGCAAGCAGAGACATGTTAGATCATATTGTAGAATTCACGGCTTGGCCGATACTCACAGGCATCCTAATTGGCTATGTTGCCAACCGCATTATGAGCGGTGAAGGCAAAGGCTGTTGTATGAACCTCATTGTAGGCATCATTGGCAGCTATGTTGGTACCTTTATCAGCCACCTGTTGAATATCGAACTGTTTGGCAAAGGCTATCTCACCAACTTCGTGTTTTGCGTCGTTGGTGCCGTTGCGTTCCTGTGGATTTGGAAGAAACTGTTTGATTAATGACGCTGACCTACATCTTTCATAGCGGCTTTGTGCTGGAAACAGAGCAGTCCATTCTGATATTCGACTACTGGCTGGACTTGAATGGCGTCGTACCACCGTTCCTGAAAAAGGATAAGCATGTCTATGTCTTCTCCAGCCATTTTCACGAAGACCACTTTACGAGGGACATCTTCGAGTGGAGAAAGCAAAATGATAACATAACCTATATCCTAAGCAAGGATATTCTCAGACGTAGAAGAGCCAACAAGGAAGAAGCAGACATATGGCTGGCCAAGGGAGGCACATGGTCTGACGAAATAATATCCGTATGGGCATTAGGCAGTACAGACAGCGGCGTATCGTGGATTGTCGAGACAGAGGGAAAGCGTATCTTCCATGCAGGTGATTTGAACAACTGGTATGCGAGATTCCTGCCAGATGCCGTGCCTGGCGAGACCATCTATAGCGAGGAGTTCGATGAAGAGATTGACCCAATAGCCCATGAAAAGCAATACTTGGGCGAGCTGAAGGACATCCGCAAGATTACCGATAGTTTCGATGTGGTGATGTTCCCCATTGACGGACGTATCGGCAACGGTTATACCCTTGGTGGCCGACAGTTCATCGAGCGATTCAAGGTCGGCCTCTTTGTTCCTATACACTTTGTCGCCAGCGGCTGTGAATCCGCTTGGCGCATGAAAGAGTTCACGGATGAAAGAGGCATTCCTTTCTGGGAAATCAGCAGAGATGGAGAAACTATAGAAATATAAACGACTATGATTAATGAATTATTACCATTTCGCTTTGAATAGACACAAAATTTGTGTTATTTTTGATGAAATAGTTTGCTTGCTAAGAAATATGTTGTATCTTTGCATTATAATATAAACTTAAAACGTATTTATTATGGAGATATTTGGAGTTTCTTTTTCAGCATTTCAAAAGAATATGATGAAGAGATTTTTATTACTTGCTTTGATGGCGTGCAGCATGACCTGTTATGCACAGACTGAGCAGATGAAGAAAGCAATGATGAAAGGTCGCGACAAGAGGTGGGGATATGAATGCAAAACAAAGCATTTTTCTGACCCAAACAATGAAATGTACATCATATTTGCTGACAAGCATAGTACTATTTTCCTTCCGAAAACAGAATTCCCAAAATACATATACGAACTATATACAGACAAAATCAAGACAAAAATACCCTTCAAGCCGGCAATAAAGCAGGGAACTGGCTGGTATTTTTTTAACAATAAAATAGAATTTGGAGTTATTCCTCATGAATTCCAATATAGCAAAAAGGATAATGTTTACTTTCGTTATTCTGATAAAATATATTGGAGCGGTGACATCGTTGATGGCCGAATAAGCGGTACAGGCATAGGGTATGCTTGTGTTTTCGATCATCTTTATGTGATTTTTGCAGGAACTTATTCAAACGGACTTCCTGTCGGTGAAACAACCTATGCTTGGTGGAATGATCGCAATGCAGTGTGTACATACCAGCAAACAGCGTGGACCGGCAAAGTGAGCGACGGCATGGTGTCGTTTTTGATAGACAAGAAATTTGGCTTTGCCGGTAACGGAGGTGAGAGCGTGGCACCTCGCTACGATTTCATCGTGTCAGACTTTAAAGACGGTATAGCCGTTGTCAGGGAAGGCAGAATTCCGCTGATGATAGACAAACGAGGCTATATTGTCGGTCTTTCCGACCAGCCGGATATGACACTACAAGACTACTTGACAGCCAAGACCACTCACCCAGGACTGGCAAAAGTGGTGGAGAGCAGGTTGATTCAATATGCCAGCAAGAAGGAACGCACATCCAGCGAACTGACGGAGATTGCAAAAATGTTCCCGGAAGTGGCTTCTCAGATAGAAGACCTCAAGAAGAACCAGTATCTCTCAAGCTTCCAAGGTCTGCAGACATACTATGACCAGGCCTTGGCAGCGGCAAAGGCAAATCGTACGGACCTTTCGGGGCGCAAGGCCGTGGAATCGTTCCTCAACACCTACCAAAAGCAGAAATACGACCCTGAGGGCAAGGTGGCCATAGCCCAGAGAATGATGAACTACTATACGGTGTGCGAAGCGCTGGGCGTGAAGGCTCTTGACAGTTATTGGACCAATTATGGGAAACCAGAGTTCAACAGTAAAGGCAACACACAGCTAACACAGCTCCGGGAGGCGCTGAACATCTGCAATCGAGATGCCAGTTCCGAATTCGGTTCTTTCTATACTTATGCTAAAACAGTGCTGACACCCAATCTCAACAAGATTTCGGCGCTAGTTGACAAGTCAAGGTCAGAATATAAAATTGCTTATTCGAACTACCGCAATGAGCGGGAACGTAAACTGCGTGCAGTAGACGCACTTACATGGGGACAGGTGAAAAGCCTGATAAAATATGAGTCTGACTGGAGTAAAGGCAGAATGATAGATACGGATAACAATTTCACCGACCATAAGACTGTAACGTTCAAAGATGACATCAATGTCTATCTAGAATGGCACTATGTCAATGTGCCTGGTCAAAAATATGTCAGCGAATTCTCTTGCATTGGTACCTATGGTGGGAAGTCAACAAAAGAAGAAGCGCTCTTTATTGGCTATAAATACAAGAAGAAGGAGCAGATAGAGAACAACTATCCTTTGTGATTCTGATAAAGGATGAAAGAATAATGTGGCTTTGGTGCTGTCAATCTGGTGAAGAGGGCTGCTACTGTTGTCTTAGCGACATTGCGGTTTTGAACTCAGATTGGGTAGTACTATAATAATGGTCAATGATTATAGCGGCGGTAGTTATCGTCTAGCGCCTTAGCAACAACACCGACGAACGACTGACCGATGTTATCAGCCAGGAAGTCACGGAGGTTGAGGACTGAGGAATAATACTTCTTGGAGAACCATTTCTTAGCCTTGCGTTTTTTCTCACGACCGATATCCCCGTGGTTGCCACGGGGTATTTCTTTGCCTGTGCCGAAGTCCTGCCAGAGACCGTATTCCGTAAAGAGCTGGGACAGTCCGATTTCTATGAATCGGCCATCAGCCCTTACGGGCATAGCCTTTACAGAATGCAGCAGATGACCCGTGTCAATGACATCCAGGAGTGTTATTTGCTCCTGCCAGATTTTAAGCATGGTGTCGTTGAAGGCAAGGACGAATTTCTCGCGCTCGCCTTGTGGGTCGGGATGATTATTGTTGATGGGCATGGTTTGATGGGTTTGATGGACTGCTATAGAATAGCAGCATAATAAACGAAACAATTAGCAGGATGAACGTATAGGCAGAGCAATGGTCTAATTAGTCAGACCATTCATCCTGATTATACTGCAAGTCGGTATAGGTGTCTACTGCGATTTGGAAGTAGGCACAGGCGCATCCAGAAAAGAAATAGCGGTCGATTTCTTGGAAGGAGATACGCGGATCAATGTATATGGAATGTTCCTGCAGTTTTGTTTGTTCCATTATTAGAACGGACATAAACTGCCGGAACAGCTCGCGCATCATGTCCATACATGACTGTCGCGCTTCCATATTGTCAATAGCGTGGCGCATGGCCAGAAACACCGTCTTCACACGTCGTGTGTGCGGTGTGTTGTTGATGTCCGTAAATCCCTGCGAGATGTCGGACACGCATACGAATGCTGTCTTCGTCAGCATCTTTGCCAATGCCTCTTCGAAGCCGTCTAGTCCTGATACCCTGCAGAAGGTGAAGTGCTTGGACTGAGCAAACTTGTTACGCTTGGTCAGGCCTTCAAAGAACGCCGTAGCATTCCAGTTAAAGGCGTGGTCATCAACGACTGTTGCTGGCTTTGGGGGTGTCAATGGTTGAAATGGGAACATGATTGATTAAATAAGTTAATGGATAGATTGTTATCAAATAACAACTCAATGAACGAATCAAGATTTCTTATAAGCCTTTCGAAGCTCTTCTGCTTCCTTTGCCTTAGCGTCCAGCTCGGTGAGTGCACGCCATGTATCCATCTTCATGATGGCAGATTCCTTGGTGACATCGCCACCTGTCAGCGCGCGGATCATAGCGTTCGTTGTCTCACGAAGCTGGTGGAAGATATCTGGCTGGCCGCTGCCCAGCAGATTACCGCTACCATTGTTAGATACCGGTTTATAGAAGTTCGGGAAGAGGCTAGCGAAGTATTGTTTGAGTGAGGCCATCCAGTAAAAGATACCCACGAGGTGCGCCTGTGAAGGCTTCACATGGTCGCTGGCATACATTACCTGCGACATCTGAAGCAGCAGCTCGTCAGATTGTGTGTTGAGATAACCTTGGAACAGGTTTTCAACGAACAAGAACTCTTCGAATGGAACCTTCTCGAAGTCAGCTGGCAAAGCAATGTATTTGCCGATTCGTGATATACGAACAGGCATTGGGGCGAATGAGTCCAGGAAATCAAGGACTGACGTTGCTTGCTGTATCTGCCTTGTACTTAGAGGTACTACCTCTTTGGCCTTTGGCCGAAGTTTTCTCGCCATGGAAGAGATAAAGCATGCTTTTCTCTTCTCATTTGGCTTATCGAAAACTTTGCCTCTTTTTATGAGGAAACGTTTGTCAGGCAGTTGGCTAAGCACCTTCAGTCCGTTCCACTTCATGAGGCAGAGTGTTTTTACCTCTGCTGCAGACAAGTCACGTGCGAATAGTCCATAGACCATGAGCAGTTGCTTGTTGCTCAATTCATCCCAGCTGGTGGGTAAAGAGATATTGAATACTTCCATACTGCAAAAGTACGGTAACATTCAGAAGCACGAAAAGACATCAAATCTGATGCAATGTGAACTTTTTTTCGAACTTTGGCTTTGCCGAAAGTACTTGCGCTCGACAATATAAAGAAAAACAAGTTTTCCTTTTGTATTGTACTCGCTTATTCGTACCTTTGCAAGCAAATAATAGTACGATGAAGATATTTAGAGTCACATCTATATTGCTTACACTTATTGTCGTTGGTGTTGTTTGTTTGCTATCTTCTTGTCGAACGATCACAGAAGAACTGCTAGTTCCAATGGCTGAGTACGATATGAATAAAGGTCTGAATAAAGGTCTGAATAAAGCCAGGCCAGGGACAATGGTCAGCGATAAAAAGGATGTTAAGGAGCGAGAGCGACTGTTGAAGGAAGGCAAGTGTCCAGACTGTAGGGGTATGGGTAAAACACCTGATGGCCTTTACTCCTGTGCTAAATGTAATGGTACAGGGAAAAGTGCTCAATAAACTTTGTCCCATTTCACAGATAATAACGGATGCAGGACGCTCAGCGGACATACATAGCCATCGACCTGAAGTCGTTTTACGCTTCAGTAGAGTGCGTGGACAGAGAACTTGACCCTCTGACCACGAACCTTGTGGTGGCAGATGTCAGCCGTACTGAGAAAACCATCTGCCTGGCCGTGTCGCCCTCACTGAAAGCCTATGGCATTGGTGGCCGTGCGCGACTCTTCGAGGTGGTACAGCGCATGCGCGAAGTGAACAACCAGCGCCAGTGGCAGGCCCCACAGCATAGGCTTACAGGTAAATCGTCCAATGACTTGGAATTGAAAGCACATCCTGACTGGGCCGTTGACTATATCGCTGCCCCACCCCGCATGGCGCACTATATCGAGGTGAGCAGCAAGGTTTATAGCGTCTATTTGAAGTACATCGCCCCTGAGGATATCCACGTCTATTCAATCGACGAAGTGTTTATGGATGTCACCAACTACCTAAAGACTTATAAGATGACCGCTCACCAGCTGGCCATGACCATGATACGCGATGTGCTCTCACAGACGGGTATCACGGCTACTGCCGGCATTGGCACCAATATGTATCTCTGCAAGGTGGCGATGGATATCATGGCTAAGAAAGCACCTGCCGACAAAGACGGCGTACGCATTGCCGAACTCGACGAGCAGACCTTCCGTCGTGAACTCTGGGACTACACACCGCTTACCAAGTTCTGGCGTGTGGGGCGAGGTATTGCCAACAAGCTGGCAATGTACGGTATCGACACCATGGGTAAGATAGCCCGTCTTTCTGAGCAGAACGAGGAACTCCTCTACAAGCTGTTTGGTGTCAATGCCGAATTGCTCATCGACCATGCTTGGGGCTGGGAACCATGCACTATAGAAGCCGTCAAGGCCTATCGTCCTGAGACCAATAGTTTCAGCAGCGGTCAGGTGCTACAGGAACCCTACACGTTCAAGAAAGCCCGTGTCGTCATTTTGGAGATGGCCGAGGGAATGGCCCTCGATTTGGTATCCAAGCGAATGGTGACCGATCAGCTTGTGCTTACCGTTGGCTATGATGCAGAGAGCCTCACTCGACCAGAGATACGCGAGAAGTATCATGGCGAGATCACCACCAATTACTATGGCAAAGCTGTTCCCAAGCATGCACACGGCACGTCGAATTTCGACAAGCCCACATCATCTTCAAGAATGATCATGGATGCTGCAGCAGCTTTGTTCGATCGTCTGGTCAACTCAGATTTGCTCATCCGTCGTCTGAACCTTTGTGTGAATCATGTTGTGCCAGAGGCTACGCTTGCATCACAACAAGAGCAACCACAGCAGTTGGACTTGTTCACGGATTACGAAGCTTTGGAAAAGCAGAAGCAGGAAAAACAAGCGCGACTTGATAAAGAACGTCGGATGCAAGAGGCACAGTTAAGAATTAAGCAGCGCTTTGGTAAGAACGCCATCTTACGAGGTCTTAACTTCGAGGAAGGAGCTACTGCCAAGGAGCGCAATGCACAGATCGGAGGACATAAGGCTTAGTTAAGAATAAATAGTTAAGAGTTATGGGAAAATACGACGATATCATTCACCTGCCACATCATGTGTCTAAGCGCCATCCCCAGATGTCGATGTGGAACCGCGCAGCCCAGTTTGCTCCCTTTGCCGCCCTCACCGGCTATGAAGATGCCATTCATGAGTCGGCAAAGGAAAATGAAAACCTCTATAATCAAACGAATTCCGACAATCCCTTTGAGGATTAAAAGATTATTAGTACCTTTTTGCAGGCATAGCGTGGATTCTTCACGCTCACGCCGTGAGGAAAGGCTCGTTAGCAATGGCGGGCTTTTCCAATTAAATAAGGGCCTGCCCATTGGCAAGCCCATTACTAAACTAAACAAATACCTTTATATATTTCAACTGATTATGTGGTTGATATGTCGGTGCAAAGGTACGGTGAAATTCCGAATCGTGCAATACCTACATATTGGTATTTGTAGTTTCTTCATAACATAGGAATGCCATTAACAAGTTTGTAGAAGTTCTAGATGCGTGTAGTAGCTGAGTCAATTTGTCCGAAGGTCCTTGAGAATTTTGTAATGAAGCATTTTAACTGAAGGGAATCAGGATTCTGTACATTGAAAGTTTCCAAGATTTCCATGCACTTTATCATTCGTGCTTCCGCAGCATTGAGCTTCACGAAAGCATCGCTGAGCTGAGTACCCATTTTCTTTTCCACTTCCTTAATGTCACCGGGATAGCCCATGGCCTGCGACAAATTGCCAGGCAATCCATCACCAGTGTTCTGGGCTATGATTGCGTTGGCCAGTAGTCTGTTCTGTTGCTGTGCATTCTGTAGCTTTTCTTCGAGCTGTTTGATTTTCTCTTGAGATTTAGGATCCTTACCCCTGTTCTCAATCTGTGTAAAATACTTTTTCTTCAGCTCTTCTATTTTTGCTTCAGCCTTTTCTGCCCGTTCCTTCATGTCGTTAAACGTGAGGAACATACGCTGATAGTCTTTTACAATGTAGTGAATAATCTGGTCCACAGGAACGTCTTCCTGCGGTTTTCTGTTGTGATATTCAACATCCATATACTTAGTTGCTTTGTTGTAATTTCTTTATTTGGATTTCGATTTTTTCCTTTTCCTGCCGCAAGTATCTGAGCGCATCCTTCATCGTTTCCTGAATGACGTATTGCTTAGCCATCAGAATTACGTTGGTGATTGCCGCTTCCTCTTTGGGGATAGCTCCATATTCTTCTGCTTCTTTCAGCTGTTTTCTCTGCTTCAGTACATAATCGAAGTCGCGGCTAATTTGGTTAATCTCCTCCTTCGTATAGGTATCTTTCTGAGGGACCAAGTTCTTACACTCGTCCTGCAGGTATTGTGGAATCAAGTCTTTTTTCTTCATCTATTTTCTATTCCCAGTTTTTATTAGCTTCTATATCCTTTGCCCAAGCAATTTCTTTCCGAAGATGGTCTATTGCTTGCTGATTATCGTCGTTCTTTGGAAGAGATTCATAAATACGTAAAGCATCTTCTTCTGATTGTATATAGTCAGCAGGGAAACCACCTATAGCCATCAACCTATCTGCATAATCCAACGATTCGTCTTTAGCTGGGTCCAGGATAAATCTCTGGAATCCCCATGATGCGCCACGATTGAATTCAAACGATTCTTTCTCGGCAGCTATTAAGTCAGGGAGGCTTTTCTCATATTTGAGTATAGCTTCAATATCCTCTTTATAAGTAGGTTGCCTATTTTTAACGACATCGGCAACTACTTTATTTACTGTCCATACGGCTCCACGAACAAAATCTTCTGATGCGTTCTTATATGCCTTTCTTGTATATGCTTCTGCTGTAATCATAGTGCAAAGGTACGAAAAATCCGCCTAAAACCAATAGGCGGATGACTTTTTTTTGTTCTCGAAGATTTTTGGTTTATACAGATCTGCGACAGGTGAACTGTGCCAGGCAGGAAAAACCTCTTCATGTTCTCGAATGATGTTTACTAGGTCGTAGTAACATTGAGGATGAACTTGTATGTCCGTCAATAACTGGAGTTCATAGGATTGCAGGGAGCGGATAACCTGGTCTTCAAGCTGCTTGGCTGTTCGGCCCTGAGTGATGACGTAGCTGCGAAAGACTTGCATCTGTTCCTGTGAGAAGTATGTATAAGCCAGAACGTTCTCTATCTTGATGAGACGTTCATGCAGCTGCTGATAGCTATCCCAGATATGTTCACGGATGGCGAGGCGACGACATAGGTTCAGGAACGGAAACATCGTGGCTCCAAAGTATTTGCCCTGTGCTGATTCCCGCCAATCAGAACGACTGGAGAGACGGAGAATGAACGCTTCGATGGCGGCGTCGCGTTGAGACTCCAGAGAAGTGATCAGCGCGTCAACACGCTCACGCGACGCAGGAACCACGTTCTGATTCGAGACGATACCGAAGCCGTTTGGCGTTAACACCAAATCGAACGAAGGGATGGCGGTCATGTAGGCGTGACAGGCTACGAGCTTTTCCAGAGGGTAACGGAAACGCTCATTAGGTCCGAAGCTATTGGATTCGGCAATCTCATTAAAGATAGCTTCCGGAACGAAGGTGTCTATAGCCCATTGCTCGGCAGTCTCGAGGTATGGGTAAAGCTTTTCAATCAATGTGGGTTCACCTTCTACGGTGGCCAGTACATTAGGTATGAGCATGCGCAGCTGCTCGTCTGTAGTGATCAGTTTCATTCTTCTACGGATTTATTAGGTGTAACAAGTTTAGCATCGCGGTTCTCGTCCAAGGTGGAGAGCATGATGAACGGGCAATCAGGCTTCACACCTTCCCATCCATTATACCTTATTATTATATAATGGACGGTGAACAGCAGGTCGTGGTACGGTTTTTGGAGGGCTTGGGCGATGGTATAGAGTTCACGTTTGTCGCTACCGCTATTGTTGCTCTGGCTCTTGCCAGGCACAGAACCCACAAGGTTCGAATGTACGCGCAATGTGAAGCACATCATGTTGACAGCCTCTATGATGTCCGTTGACCAGTCGCCGCCCTCCTTATCCGTTTCCACTTTGTTGATGACCACGTCGTGCTGCTCTTTTCCGTCTGGAGACACATAGAACGTTGAGAACAGCGCTTTGCCTGAGTTCTCCATGCCAGTGAGGAAGTTGATGATTTTCTCCTTCTCCTCCACTACCCTTTCCATCTGCTTTTTGCGGTCGGTGATTGCCTCCGCCTTGAAGATGTCGTCCCAGTAGCGATTGGCAATCTCAATGTGATACTTGATAGGCGCTGAGTTCTTCAGCTTCGCCTCCTTGGCCATGCCAATCAGTTTCTTGATGTTATACCAATTCCCTTTGAACAAAGCCCCATAATACGGGATTGGGTAATACGTACTGTCAGGAGTCGGCACACGAGAAACAATGGCGAACTTACGAGTCTTTGTTTTCGAATGACTATGAGCTGCAGGATGGCTGGGACAAGTAGATGACTTCCCCAATCGCTCCTGCAAGTCGCACCAAGGAGAATGGAAGTCCAGAAGCTCTATCTTCTCCACATCATCCTTCGAGCTGATGCTCTTACGCCAGTTGGCATAAAGAAGATATGGGATGCGCCCATCTTTCTCTGCAGGAGCAAAGCGACAATAGCATGCCTCCTTTCGGAGAATGCGTACAATTTGAGAGCCGTCGCCATTGAGGATGATGACCGATACGCAAAATCCGAAATGCTTGAAGTCCTGGCAGACACCAAGGAAATACGAGGCGATGTCGTTATCCATCTGGAAGTGCTGCACCTCTTGCTGTACCTTCCGCTTGGCTTCTGCGGTGTCATACACCAAGCCTGAGCCATAGCAGACTTCTGCATTGAAGATTTGACAAGTAGAGAGTGTCTCGTCCGACTCGATAAGCTCCAGTATTTTGTAGGGCATCTCGTTGTCGGCACCCCAAGGCATATATTCATATCCCTCATCTATCTTGACGGGTATGATATCCGACTGTTCACGGAACACCTCGGATGAGTTGACTGTGAAAGCAGCACTGGCTTTCAAGTCAGGAATAACTTCTACGGAGTTAAAGGAAAGGTCTTGATTCATATCTTTAGTTTTTTTGCTGCAAAGATAATAGAGAGGTTATGATTCTGAAAAGACACAGAATTTTCGTATTACATCTACCCTGATATTCAACATATTTTGGATATTCCGTGAATAGAAATACAACAATCAATATAATTATGTTAATCTGCCCTAAAAATTGGTCATTATGAGAATAATAATATAAAATATTTCCTATATTTGCAATAACCAAAACCAACAGACCTATGTATACAAAGACGGAATCAAAAGATGAGAAGATGACGGCCAACCAGAAGAAGGTTGAATCGAGTGTGAAGAAGCCTATGCCATCTATTTGGTACTCTTAAAAACATTAGCGCGACACCAACCTCGGTGCCGCGCCATTTTTTCGTCAATTATAAGACATCAAAAAAGTGACCCTCTTCGCAGAAAGCCACTTCCAAAATTGTTTTTAGAAACGGTACATGCATAAAATGGCTATGCATGACCGCGGATAAAGCTACCTTCACAGGCGGCTATTATCCTAGCAAAATATCTCTAAAGCTTACGATCTGTCTTTCTGGTACGCAAACAAAACATGGGCCTGCGTATCCCAAAGCCTGAAAATCTGGGTTCCGGAAAGACCCCCGCATACAGACAATGAGACGACAAGCCCACGTATATACGTGAACCGTCGTACTCCGTCTTGTATGCTTATGAATTTTCCGGATTCAGATTTTCAAGACAGAAGCGCGTCGCTTCGTATTTCCAATAAGAGTACTGCGGGTGCACGTATGCAAGAGCAGTAAGAAAGGCTGCACCTTTGCGCAACAACTTTCCGGGTGCAAAGGTACGAAATAATTCTGAATTATTCGGCATCTACAAGAAAAATGTGCTGTTTTGCAGCTACATATAGACCTCCATGCCGTTCAGCATGAAGACCTGTACCTCTCTTGTCATACGAATCTGATTGCTGTCCAGCAATTTGAATTTTCGCGTACCTTTATAGTGGTCGTACTTGATGCAGATGCATCGTTTCCATTCTTGGATTTCCCCTTTGGAAGTCCAGAGTCTGATATCTACTGGCTCAGGCCTGTTCAGAATGAGCCTTGCTGTTGAAATGTGAATACTGTTCATATATTATAACCATTCATTGCCATCGGCATATTTCCATGTGAACTTCAGACGGATAAGTTCCTTGTCAGAGTCCGATACTTCAGATGTGATATCGCTGATAAGCACCTTCTCATAGCTACCGTCTTCTATGCGCCGTTTTACGAGCTTCGATGTCAGCATCTGATTCAGCCACTTAGCTTCATCATATGGTAGCTGTGCCGTTTCCACTTCATGTTTGATCTTCACCGTTTCGTCGTAGAACTGTGTTTTGTGCCCACATACCGCCTCGCTACGATCCACCTCCGTCTTGATGGACGTAGTACCAAAGAGAGAATAAATTTCCTCCACGTTAAAAGTGTTTCGGAATGAGAACACCTCTGTTGGTTCTTCGTCTGTGAAAAAGATGTTGAACTGCCGCACACCAATATGGTACTCTACCCCATGGACTATACAGTTGGTATTCATCGCTTGGTCTACCGACGATTTAAAACTCTGATGCGGCAGGTTGACCGTGACTATCTTCTCTGAGGTAGATTGCATCTTCCCAAGGTCAGCTTTATATGTATTAATCTGCCCAGGAACTGAGCGATGAGAATAATAAATTAAGGCATAATTTGAACCTTGGGTATTGGCCTTTGTGTAGTTGCTCAGCTTCAGCTGAACACTACGAGGTATCAAGGCACTCTTCCGACTTGTTAGGAAGTTGCAAGAGAGGAAACCCTCTGAATCATCAACCGTCTTGTACCGGCTATAGATTACTTTGATGCCCTCCACCGTCACAGTGACAGGCTCCGGTGTAGCGTCATCGAACGTCATGTGCATATTACCATCCTCGTCGTAAGTAACGGTTGGCGCTTTGTTCGTCGGCTCAGCGGCCACAATCTCCAACGTTGCGTAACTCATTTGCCGGTCTGCCATTGCTGCCTCAATGATAGAACGGATATCCCTGACCACAACAATCTCCTGGTACGGGTAATATGTCGATGAGAATACCTTCGAAGTATTCACATAGATGGACACCTCCAGCGAAGGCTGGTCAGTCTCATATTCGATTTCCTCCGGCAGATGTGCAGTCAGATAGATGCTGTCAAACTCTGTATTGATGGTTGTTGCCATAGCGTATGTCTTATTTTTGCTGCAAAGGTAAATAAACCAAGAAAAATGCGAAAAGACATGGAAAGATAGCCCTCTTACATGAAGGCTATCAATCCAGCAGCTTCTGCAGCTGAGTAAACAGGAGCTACATCCACAGGCTCTGCCTGCACCTTCTTGGTGCGGGGCTTACGAGCCTTCTTTGACTTAGCTTCAGCCTCTGGCTGCTGCTCAGCTTCCGGCTGTACTTCCTGCTCTGCAGGCTGCTCGGCGGCATTTGCTGCCTTTTGCCGAGCTATTTCCTCAGATAGCATTTTGAGGGAATCATCATCGATATAGAAACCTGTCTGCTTCTTCAGCAAGAAAGCGAACCTCATGGCCTTATATGCACTCTTGCAGTATGCCTGCTCCTGTTCTTCACCTGTGATGCCTACTGCCCACACATTGTTCTCACTCTTGTTAGACTTCACGATTGAAACGATAATAACTTTTGCTTCCATAATACTTAATTTTTAAATTGTTAATACTATATTTGATGAATTATATTTATGCTGCTTTATAGACTTCGATGAATGTAATATCTGCCATCAAATCAAGGGCCATGTCCTCTGCTTGCTTTGTGGCTTCAGCAAATGTATCTGCCTCTACCTCGTACTCATAATACTCGCCATCCTCACAATTGACAACCACACTGTAGATATTGCCTGGATAACAACGCTTGCTGTATAACCTGCTGTGAGTGAAAACCGATGTTTGTACATTCTGTGTCATAATTATTATTTTTAAATTGTTTGACTTCTTGTTAATGTAGCTCCGTGGAGCTTTTGTAATTTTTACATTGCTTCAGAAGTAGACAGGGAGAAGGTATGTAAATGCAAGGAATTACCAGCAAAAATCATGGAATACCCCATTTCCTTTGTGGCATCGCCAAAGCTTGCGAAGGCAATACCGTAAGGGAATGCACGAAGAAAATGCGGAAGGCTGCTGTGATTTTTGTACAGGAATCGGGAGCCAGTGACCAGTACTTGCAGAATACCGCCTGCACTAACTTTGCAAGGGAAAAATCGAAAGCCCAACGGGAAAGCTACATGAGAAGTCCAACATGCCAAGGGCAAAGAATTAACACAGCCAAACAATTTACCCACATAGCAGGTACAGCCAGCGCCATTTACTTCACTACCCCTAAAGGCAATATACATTGTGTAACTAAAACATAGAGGATGGCAACAATGATGTAAGCAGTATGTGGTTAGAAGTCTAATGTTCCACTTATTATGCCACATAAGCAGAGCACATGACCTTATCCATAATACTTGGCAGATACTATCGATGTCCAGAGCATAAGGCTTCAGCCATCAATCATCAATAAAGGATAAGAGAATAGAATCTATTGGAAGCAAATCACTTCTGTCTGATGTGAAGTCAGAGTGACTAGAACAATGGGCGGTAAAGACTACGATATATGAAGAACAGCAGGCATACAAAGAGTGTAACATAACGTATTACGCAAAACATCATTGACGAATGCAGACAGATTCGGATGTGTTTCGTATATTTGTAGGGTAAAAAAAGATCTTAGAGAAATAGTGATTATGAAAAAGAAGACTGAATTAGAGTGTATGACATCCAGTCAGTTTCTAAGCCTTATACTTGAGGGCAGTGCAAACAGTGATACAGCCATGTACTATCTGCTGACTAAGCGGATGAGCATACCACTATCGCGAATCTACCAACGATTCAGTCACCATTTGGAAGATTTATTTGAAGATGTTCTTTCCGACTTCTTCCTCTATCTACGTAATGGCAGTCTATTCAGAGAAGCTGAAACTTATCCGTCGTTACGTCGACTCCGAGACAAATCCAAGTTTCGCTCCTGGCTTTGCATCACCTTTAGGAACTACCTTACGGGAAAGGTTGTCATGAAACGCCAGATGAAATATACCGGGCTTGACATTGAGAAAGTGATAATGATGGATGTTGACAACTATGATTTAGAAAAGCACATCCATGAAGCTTCCTTTATTATCGCTTATACTTATCAACATGCACAGACATCAAGGCGTCGCCTGTTAATTATGTATGTACTTCTTAGGGCTGTCGACAGAAACAAAACACAGCATTACAAGGAATTGGCTGATATTCTCTGCGTGTCGTATGATACATTACGTGTGGACTTACACAGGGCTTTTTCTGCCATATTCCGCAATCGCGACCGATATCTCCGTAATAGTGAGCTACGTCTTGATCGTGAACACGACCAAATGCGTAGACGTATCAACGACAGTATCCATAAAAACCTTTATGAGACATTGTTCCATTATTACAAGATTAACTATTTTATTGTGACCGGTCGTGTTATTTGGTGATAAGTCTAGGAATCAAAGAAACGGCGTGCTTGTTTTATCATGTCATTCTGACTTCTTCATTGCATTGTAATTGTAAATAGCATCAATGTTGACAACAGCATTATCCAAATATAATTCATACCTTTATTGTCATATCATCAAATAGACGATGACGCAACAGATGGCTGCGACCGGGAATAGTCCCAATCGGAACCATGCTGCTACGATGCCTGCCAACAGCGCAATGATGCCTGGTAATGGAGTCGGCGTAGCCAGAATCATATCTGGGAAGGTCATCACAGCCAGCGTGACGTAAGGCACATAATACAGGAAGCTGCGCACAAAGCGGTTGTGTAACTCCCCTTTGATCAGTACCATTGGTGTCACGCGGATCAGGTTGGTGATGACAATGGCCAGGAGGATATAGATGAGAATACTATGCTGCTCCATCATCTTCCGTCTTTATAGGTTTAAGCCATGCGGCCACTGCTGAAATGACTATTGTCAGCATCACTGTACGCATTCCACTGCTCCACTGGCCGATAACAGGAGCCACAGCACACAGACCACTCAACACGAAACTGGCTATCAGCGCATAAAGCACGTTACGGTCTTTATGGGCAGGAGGAATGATGATAGCCAGGAACATACCGTAAAGCGACATACTCAGGGCTGTCACCATCGGCTGGGGCAATAGACTACCAGCCACGATGCCCACAGCACAACCCGATGCCCAGAACAACGTCGATATCAGGGCAGCCGAGTAAGTATAAGCTGGTGGTGTATAGCCTGGATGGGCCACAGAGATGCCAAACACCTCGTCAGTCACGCAACAGGCCATCAGTATGCGGTGAAACCATGATGTGCCAGGAGCAATCTTCTGCGACAGTGCCGCACTCATCAACATATAGCGCAGGTTGGCCACCAAGCACATGGCTATCACCTCCACGTAGGCAGCCTGTACCGCAACTAGCGTGTATGTGCCATATTCGCCTGCCGATGCACGGGTGAAGAAGCTGCTCAGGAATCCCAAGGGTGCCGTCAGACCTGCCCTCGCAGCAATGATGCCAAGCGAGAACGTCACAGCAAAATAACCCATCGCAATGGGTATGCCGTCACGCAAGCCGTGTATGATATGTTGTCGATTCCCTGCCATCGTTCTTATATTGAGAGTGACATCTTGCGGCAAAGCGTGTCGAAAAACAAGATTGTGTTTTCTGGCACAAACCCATAGGAAGTATAAAGGTGTGCCAACTTTGGATAACTCTCATCACAGATCAGCGTGACGCAATGAAAACACTTTTCCTTGGCCATTTCTACCGCATCGTCAAATAAAAGTCTCCAAAGTCCATGCCCACGAAACTCTGGAATGATGGCCAAAGAGTCAAGATAGTATTCACCTGCCATCGTCTCTGGAACGTTACCCGAACTGAGCAGTCTTCCGTCGGGCATCACCCAGGTATTCCTTCGCCTTTCCTCATGCGTGGCACCGTCGTAGGAGATAAGACCACCAGCCAGTTTACCATCGCACCGAAGAAGTCGAGTATTCTGCCAACTATAGAGCGTATTATCGCGAGCACCGTGTTTTTTCAAAAACGAAGGCACGCCATCCATGTGCATCCCTTGGGCTACAATCCATGCAATGAAATCTGCATCTTCAGGTCTGGCTGAGATAATCTCTACGTTCACCATATCCTTTTCAAATATCAAAGTTTTCCGACAAGTAAGTGAGAATGTCATCAGCTGTTACCTCACTGACCTCATGCCATAGTCTCGCCTGTTCAAGGAATCTTGCATGGTCTTTCCGATTTCTCTTGCAATCCTTTTCACAAATATATTTAAGCCAGCCCCTATATTCAGGGAAAGCCTCTCCTTCGTACGTTCCAGCCATAGCATCAAAGAATATGGATGGCATGTCGTCATCCGACACTTCCTGTTTGATGGTATATTCATGTCGGAATTCCCCTTTACTAGTTCGAATTATAGCTTGGCCGTCTTTCCAACTGACATAAAATCTATTATTATTAATATTAAATTCCATCTTAGAATAATTAACTTGACTTTATTCTATGTTTCATAATTTTTCTATTTTATTCTGCAAAATTACACATTTTATTTCATTATTCCAAATATAATACGTACCTTTGTAGCCAGATGCATCAAGAGCAGCAGCCAAACGGCTGACTCGCCAACCGAGTAAGGATACCACGGTGGCCAAGGTACGATGCGGAAGAACAGTATTAACTTCAAAAATATCCTATTATGAAACAGACAAATTCAAGTTACAAATTCCACGTGGCCAGACTCTCGTCTACACCAGTTCCCAAGTTACTAGAGTATTTCAATCGTGAGGTCGGCAATCGAGGCTGGACCTCCGAACGTGCTGCCTATGACACAGCCCTCATCGATGCCCTCATCAATAAAGGTATCGATGTCTCTGCCGTCTATGATGGTACAAGCATATCATTTAAGCGCAAGGTTTCCTTGGATTCCGCAAGCAAGACGCTAATAGCCCTTGCCTAGATACGAAAACCGCCTTTGCAGTCTGCTCTTTGCAAGGCGGTTTGTTTTCAATCCCATTTCACCAAATCACGAGGCAAGAGAATCTTCTTTGGCTCGCCTCTTTGCCCATCTATGTAATAATAGTGGGCTAAGTAGTCATCAAATTGACTAAGGAATGCCTCACGAATACGCGAGCATTTCTCATTGATGGAATTTTTTAGAGGATCGGTTACGTCCATAATACTTTTGATAGCAGCTTCTTTCTCGTACCTGTATCCTCTTACCTTTTTGTACAAATCCATCAGTTCTTCTTGGTAATCAGGCAAATGTTTGAATATAATACCTTCAGGATGGTTGAGGAACAATAAGAATACCGCCTTTTGTATAGGAGTCATTTTAATCTCCATGAAATAATCGATTAACAGAATATCATATCTCTTTGTAATATGAAGTCTGCTCAATCTTTCATTTGTATTTAAAGCAAGCCTTTTGATAATATACGTGCTGATTCCCTTTTTCTTCAGTTCCTCTATGCGGGCTTGCACTTCTTGAATCATGACTTTTGCCTCATGGTCGAAGTTGTCGTCTGCATCTAACAACAATTTATCTGTATTTGGCTCTATGTTAGAATCGAATGCAGATTCTTTGGGGGAAGATTTCTTCTCGTATATGTCATTCAAGATGTGATTTAGAGCTCCTTCCAGTTTGTCGTCTCCTTTAAAAGATGATTCTGTTAGTGAAAGACCTCTTAATTGGCATTCAGCATCACGGCATTCTTCATCTACATAACCAGGAATATAATAAAGGAGTGAAGGTGGTATGGATTCTTTCCCCTCCGGGTTAGTCATGTAGTTGAGTATAAAGTTATCATCTGTAATATACTTCAAATGCCCATTTTTACAATATGGAGCATTATAATGTAACACCTCGTATCTATCGAGTTCACGCTTCAAATAAGGTATGTAACAGAAATCATAACCATGTGATGCAAAATAACTATGGATGCGGTGGTAGTTCCTCATAATATGAAACTCCACATCTCTACCCGTGCTGCCTTGAATGTAAATGATTTGCTTTTCTTCAAGTTCAAAAGGCAGTTTTTTCAGTCCTAAGGTAAAGTACATACGCCAAATGATTCAATTTACGGTGCGAATATACAAAAAAAATATCGAATTGCAAGGCTTGCAGACGTAAAATGTTTGGAATTATCTTTCTTTCCTAGTATTTTTGCAGCATATAATTGATTTGAGAAATAAAAATGTCTGCATATGGAAAAGTACAAATATACCAAAAATGACTGTTTCTTGATGAAGGGTTCAGATATTAATGACCCGATGACTGTTTATCAGATCACCGATATTGATGAAAAACATATATGGGCAAAATCATTAAGCATAACAACCCAAATGGTACATGGCTGGCCAATTTCAAATGAGTACGACGAAAATATCCCCGAAAATGCAATCCCCCTGCCATTAAATTCATGGCAATGGGCTAGAAAACAAATGTCATCATTTGTAAAAGAGACAATTTCATACCTATACGATAATATTATTGATGGAAAAACAGATATTATTATCGGAGGCCACTATCTAGACAGAGGTAGTGATATAACCACTGTAGAGGAAATAGGAGATGAGAGAATCAGATTCAAGGTATTCAAAATAGATGAAGATTTCATCTCTCCATGTTGGAAAGGAGATTGTGGTAAGGTCCATACAGAACGTTGGCATGCCATTTCTGACGAGAACTACAATGAGGTTAAACGCAGGTACAATGATCTACTATCAAAATTAAGAAATAAATTATGTCGATAATACAACAAGTTCTAGGACATCTAAACAAATGAATACATATAATTATTATAATGGCATCAAGGTGTGTGATAGCACATTCTATAATAATTTAGATGAATGTATCAACCAGGTATTTAACAAGAATGAAAACGACATTAAGGCTGACGTGAATGTTCTTGATGACTTGGATTATATAGAAAGTCATCCAGAATCAGATAGAACTGACGTTTTAGAGTGTCACCTGCATCTATGTTCTGATTCCATTAAGCTCCATGATATAATCATGTTCGCCCAAATGATTGAGGTTGAACAAGATTCTTTTGAAGTGTACCGTTGCGAAGAAAAGGGATTCTATCTCTATTGGGAAGAAACAGTAATTCATCCACCACTTAACCAACAGGTCGTATGAAACTGGCGATAATTGGAAGCAGAAATTGTCCGAAGATAGTGATGGCGTTGACGGATTCTATCCGAAGTATGATGTCGACGAGTTAGAATCTGTATTAAATTGGTAATCATCTGGTAGAATAATTAGAACCATCAGTAAGAGCAGAAAGGCCGGCTGCCCTCTTATATGAGTTATGGGGATTTGGCCACCCCCACTGATGGTTCTTTAAAGAGTTTCCAGAACAGAAGGCACTTCTGCGAAGGCACAATTCCTGCGAATATAAAACCATTCTGGAGCTAAAGCTGGTAGTGCGCTACTCTTTTACACCAAAGCACATTTTCAAAGAGAATGGGGAACTTGTATCTCCTCTGCCTGCCATTTATAATTTATTAATGTACCACACTTCTTCTGGAACATATATGTCCGCATTAAAAAGTTCATCAATTATTTCTTCTCCCCATCTATTAAGGGCAAATTGTTTTAAAGCTTCTCTAACTTTCAAATGAATGCTTGGGCAATATTTCTTAATGAAATACTCCTCATCACCATCAGATGGCCATTTTTTATATTCTTCTGTTTGAATCCATGTCTTTTGGGCATCACATAGTTCTTTGAACTCTAATTTTGTTAAAGAAACAGGAAAACCCTCATACCAATCATCATAATGGGTTTTTAGATGAATTAAATCCACATGAAACATGTATTTCCTCTTAAACTCAGGTGCAATATATGCTTTGCAACACCTCCAATGTCCATCTCCGAATTGATGCCAATAACCATAATAGAATCTTATTTCTTTTGGTATCATCGCACAAATCTGTTTTGCAAGCTCATATCCCTGATTTATCCACTCTTCCATACCTTCAGTCGTGAACTCGGCAATATCTGTATATGGATCATATTTGTCTGCTTGCATAAACCAGTCTTTCAGACCTTCTATCGAAGCCGTTGAATACTCCTCATCCCCAATGAAGAATAAATCATAATCTCCAATAGCCACTCCTTCTTCATCCCAAAACAATGGGGAATAAGTGGTATCTGGCTCCATTACGATGGAATCTGGATAGTTTTCTTTCTCTTTACTCATATTCTACATAATACAAAAGTGCCATCGGGGGGCGGTGGTACCCCCATCAGTCATAGTGACGGAATCTGCAATTCATACAGAAATGTCAGTACCCGGTAGCAACCGACTTTCTACTCCTGATGGCACGTGGTTGGAACGATTTATTGTCCTTTTATCACAGCAATAGGTTCCAGCTTTGTTTTCACCTTCACCAAATCGGATTCAAGTGCAATCACCTGATCAATGTTCTTATATGCACTGGCAGCTTCGTCCAAGTCTCGTTGAGAGCGGATGCTGTGGACGATGCCCTTGGACTCCATCATTTTGATTTCATCTTCAAGGTTAAGCGTCTTGATGGCCTGAGAACGGCTCATCAGACGTCCAGCACCATGAGAAGAACTCATAAAGCTGTCAGGATTACCAAGTCCTTCGACAATGTAGGAACTGGTACCCTGTGAGCCAGGAATAATTCCGATTTCTCCAGCCCTTGCACGGACTGCACCCTTACGATGAACGATACAGTTGTGCCCAAAGTGGTTCTCAAAAGCCGCATAGTTGTGAGCTATATCTATCGTTGGCTCAAATTCTGCCAATGGCAGAGCATCTGAGATAACTTCTTTAATACGCTCCCTCATCAGCTGACGGTTGCACTTGGCGAAAGCCACACAATAGTTCATCTCTCCCCAATAGTCATTGAACTCATGGGTCTTCAGAGGCAGGAAAGGCAGCATCAGTTCAGATTCCACCTTACTGTAGTACAACTCATTGAACCATTTGGCTCTTTTGTTGTAGAAATCACCTACCTGCTTGCCAAGGTTACGAGAGCCAGAGTGAATCATAATCCACAGCCAGCCCTCCTCGTCTCGCTGTAGCTCTATAAAATGGTTGCCACCACCCAGCGTTCCCACCTGATGGTGGATGGACTTATAGTGGTTCTTCACCACAGGCAGCTTTTCCAAGTCAAATCCAGTAGGCAGATACTTTTCATCCTGCATTTCCTCATGATGATCCATTCCCAATGGGATGCGCTCACGTATTCCCTTCATAATGACCTTACGAAGAATCTTCTCTGTCAGTCGACGGGCGCGAATGTTTGTCTTCACAGCACACATACCGCAACCGATGTCAGCTCCCACAGCATTAGGAATGACCACATCCTTTGTGGGAAGTACTCCTCCGATGGGCATACCCATACCTCCGTGACAGTCGGGCATCAGGGCTATATGATGGTGAACGAAAGGCAGAGAAGCCAAATTTTCAATCTGCTTACGTGCTGTATCGTCGAATTCGGTAGTCCACATCTTCACTACCGTCTTTCCTATCATTTCTACTTTTTCCATAATCTTTTACACATCAATCTTTTTAATAACACTCAGGGCATTTTCACCCTTGTCAATGGCAGAGAGAACGTCAAAGACGCGGTCACTCCAGCCAGCTATCAGATATACATCAGGTTCTGCAAGTCGCATTGGCAACTGACCATAACCTGCGAGGTCAAAGAGGTAAAGTTTGGCATTCGGTGCCATTCTCTTATACTTTTTCCAGGAGTACTCAAAGGTCTTATTTCGACCAGTGCTATCCCACATTTGCATATCGGTGAACATCATCACCTTATCCATTACCATTTTTTGCTCTACGAGCCAGTCAATGACCTTATAACCATTGGTACTGAATCCTACGGTATTGCCCAATCGCTCCAACTGACGAGTGCCCATCAGTATATTGTCATTGGGCATGTTCACGACCTTCCAATCATCACCAAAAATACCTGCAACAACCTGCTTGCATCGGTTTCTGAGCAACATAGAGAGAAGGATGCCAATGTCATAGTTGCGTATGGTACTTCTCTGACTGATTGGTGACCACATAGAGCCGCTGACATCGGAAGCTAACAGGACACGGGTGTTCTCGTCAAACCCTTCTATGTTGCTGGCTGAACACTTCACGGCAGCCTCCAAAGCATTCATCAGTGCAGTAGTATGAGTTGATTTTACTTTCTCAATCTCTCGATATGCCGACAGATAGCGGAAAGGCAACTGCTTCGACTTTGCGACCTGCTCAGCATCAGCCAGGCGATTAGCCACCTTCTGCATTTCAAGCAATGACACATCAGCCTGAAGAATATTGCGCAGGTTGCGCATTTGTGCCATATAGCCAAGCTTTCCACTGTTAATTAACTCTTCCCACTTTTCGCGGACAGCCTCCAGCTTCTTCTCATCAGAATCAAACTTCTGCTGTCCTAGAGCCGATAGCTCAGTTTCCCAGGTATAGGGAACCTCTAGCTGACGGTTCATAATCTTATCAAAAAGAGCCTGCTGCTGCTCGTCTTTGGCCTTAGGGTGTACCAAGAACAGCGCATCGCGAAGCTTCACTTCGAGATTATCACGGTCATACTTGGCGAACTGGTATTCATCGAAACGGTTGAAAGCACGCTGTAGACCATTCTGGATCTGGCGCGACAGCTTGCCAAGTTTCTTGCGCTCATCATTCGATGGATTTCGCCACTGATAGCACATCAGCAACTCCATAATTTCATCTGCACGAAGAACGGTCTTCTCAACAGCTCTTGCAACCAAGTCATCGCCGTTGTGTACTTTTGCCAGGTCCACCAGCAACAGCATGGGGATGCTACGAAGATGCATCTCCGTGCGGGTGTAGACTGCAAGCTGTGCCACAAACTCTGGTGATACCTTACCTATAAGTTGGGCAATACGGTTTGTCCGCTCATCCTGCTTCTCGTAGAATGTATCGCTTAGCGATGCAGTCACTACAGCAGAATAGAGTTCCAACTCAGGTGTCATAGCATAAGCCTTGGCACCCTCATAGTTCTTTCCAGTCATCATTTCCTTCAACATCGAATTGTACTTCATCTTCTTTACATCTTTAATTGTTAAACATCTGTCATCTATAGAAAACGGTGCAACAAGCGCGGAGAGTCTTTTTGTTGTCTTTCGATTACAAGTCGAACGCTCTTACCTATTAGCCAGAAGTAACTCTTCACTACGGCAACCGTTTTAATTTAAGGTGTCAGCTTGCTGACAAACTTTAAAACAAGCAGAAGCTACAGGCGGGTAACAGAGCGGGAGTCCGCAAAGATTTTTGAGAAAAACCAGTAAAAACACTCCCTAAGAGCGGTGCGATGTATCTGTCGCCCTACGGCATTCTGCTTTTTGTAGCGGAGGCAGGACTCGAACCTGCGACCTCAAGCTTATGAAACTTGCGAGCTGTCCAACTGCTCTACTCCGCGATATTAAGCAAGGCTACAATCGAAAAGACCCTGATAATGCTCTACCAAACTGAGCTACGTGGATTATCCACGGCTGGGCTCGAACCAGCGACCCTTAGCTCCTATTGCGAAGTATGTCTTATCTACGGCACTTGCTTTTAGGATAGTGAGGCAACAGGCAGAGAGGGTTCTGAACTACACCAGCGAACTAGTGACTGGAATCGAACCAGCGACTTTCGGAACCGGAATCCGACGTTCTAACCACTGCGAAGCATTCTTCACATAGAACGACTTCAGAATGTTCAGGCGGTTGCCTGACGGCTGACCAGCAACTATCCAGTTGATGTTGGCATTGTAGTCCATGCCAATGCAAATCGGGGCCAGAGGATTCACATCCTCGTCGGCACGGGAGTCCAAGCATCCCCCAATCGTGCTGAACTGCGACGCTGCTTTGATGTCATAGTTCTGCTGGCTCGTCTCTTTAAGAATCTTGTCGTAGCCCAGCTCGTCCAGATACGCAAAGTTCGAGGCATCATACTTGTGATGTTCCTGCATCGACGAGTAGAAACCGTCGTGTGTGATGCCGATACGCTGACAAAGGATAGAAGTCTGAAAGGTCTTAGGCGTCAAGTCACGCTTCATCTGACGCAAATACTCTTCGCCCAGGAGTTGCAGGTTCTCAATGGTGCTGTACTCCTTATAGTACACCGCCACAGAGCGCATCTTATTTAATGACTGGTCTAGCCATTTCAAGTAACCTTTCAGGTACTGAGGAATGGGCTGGTGCTGCTCCTTCAGACGGGCAATCCGCTCCTTTGTTTCCCAAATCTTATAGATGGTGCCCTGAATCGTCTCGATGAGCTGAGGATCCATCTTCTCCCGATAATGCAGGAACCAGGAGCCCTTCTGTGTCTGTGGCATATCGGAGAGCACCATCATGGCATGGTTATAAGAATGATGGCCGAAATACGAGCGAATACCACCGTTGGCAGGAAGCGTCTCGTCCTTCAGTTTGTTGTAGTCAATGAACTTCGCCTCGTCAATGAGAAGCCAAGAAAGCGTCAGAGAGTTCGAAGAGCCAGGGCGGTCCTGAGAGATGATGACCGCTATAGAGCCATTATAGAACGTAATGACATGTTCATAGTCAGCCGGCTCCGTGATGGGCTTTCCGAAGGATTTTGGCGGTTTACGGCCAACCACATAGTGGATGCCGTTGAGATAGCCCCATCGCTTCCATGCTGCCAATAGTCCAGGTATGGTATTCGTAAGGCCATGCTTGAAGGTTGGTACCACGATACCGCCAGTACTGCCTGGCATTCGCTGCATATTACGCAGCACGAATGGCGAGGCGATAGAGTCCGTCTTACCAGTACGACGGCCAGCGACAATGACAGTGGTCTTGGCACCGATGTACTGAGCCATCAACTGCGGTTTGTTGAAGTACACACGCTTCTCGTGCTGACGGGCTTCAGCATCCCATTGCTTCAGTAAATCAGGATTAGTATTGGTTGATATTGTTGACATAAAAATACCTTTGCTTTGAGCGCAAAGGTATTTTTATCTGTTTATATAATAAAAGACAGTATAGTATTTCTAATTGTTTAAGGGAGGACAAGGCGCAGCCCTTGTTCATCATAATACATATGGGGATAGACCGTATTGCGAAACGACACGCGACACTCCCTCGCGCTCCGATAATAATTGCCACCACGAGCCACTTTGATTTCTCCAAAAGACTTGCCTGTGGGATTCGTCTGTGCAGACGACGAATAGGAACCATGCCAATCCTGACATAACTCATGCACATTGCCACTCATGTCATAAAGCCCCAGTTCATTAGCAGGCTTCGTCTTGACATCATGAGTCGTATTTTTGCTATTAGTATCTAACCAGGCTACGTCTTCAACATTATTACTACCACTAAACTTATAGCCATGGCCTTTATTTCCACCGCGGGCGGCAAATTCCCACTCCGCCTCTGTCGGCAAACGGAAATTGCGTCCAGTTAATTGGTTTAATTTTTGGATGAATTCCAAACAATCATCCCAACTGACATTCTCCACAGGCTTGTTGTTACCTTTATACTTAGATGGATTACTGCCCATTACAGCTTGCCACAGTGCTTGAGTCACCTCAGTTTCTCCCATGTAAAAAGATGAGAGAGTAACCTGATGGACAGGCGTCTCATCTTTTTCAACAGACTTTCCCTGCTCACTTGTGCCACCCATTGTGAATGATCCACCTTCCACACGCACCATTGTATATGATGCACTGCCGACAGTAATTAAAAGATTCGCTCCAGAAGCAGTAACACGTGCTGGTGGGGCCTTGTAGGATTTGTTTAAAGGCATCTTTTTCCACACCAATCCTCCAGCACACTCCGTAAACATATTATCCCTTATAGCATGATTGTTATTCCAGGTGCCCTCATAAACAAGTATCTTTTTTAGATTATAACAGCATAAGAACATACCTTCCATGTCATCTACGTTGACAATATTGAAGCTTCTTAAATCCAATGAGGTCAGTTTTTCACAGCCCGCAAACATCTTGTTCATATTAGTTACCTTGTCCGTATTGAAATTGGTCAGATCGAGCGAGGTTATTTTTTTGCAGTTACAGAACATGTGATCCATATTCGTCACATTGTCTGTTTTGAGGTTTTCAAGTCCTGTAATACTAGTCACATTTTCCATATTAAGAAACCATGAATCAGTACTCTTAAGATTCTTGACCTGTTTGAATGATGGCGTGAAAACTACTCTTTGTATTCTTTCTGCAAATAGAAACCAAGGAATATCTAGCATATGTTTTACATTCAGAGGTACTTCATTTACGTCACCACCTTTAGGCTTTACACCATATGAGAATGTAAGCACATTGTTATCCATTTTCACCCAAGGCTTTTTTTGCGCCCATGCATCCTGAGTTGTTAGCATTAATGCTACCACCATCAGTGTTAATAACAATAGGAATCGTTTCATTATAGCTTTCATAAGTTTGTTATTAGCCATTATTATTTTGAATTATGGCACAAATATACATAAAAATACGATATCAACCAAACTATTTATTAAAAAAATAACGTAAACGACCTGTAAATGGACCTTGCGTATTACTTATTCATATTGCCATCTAACTCGAAGATTTCCTCAAAGTTCATGTCGGCTTCCTCGTACTCGATATTCAGCGTATCAGGGTTAGAAGCCCCAAGTTCCTTGGTGAGCTTCTTGATACGCTCATCGATGTTTGGCACAGGATTGATACCAACCACTCGCGGGTCGGTGGTTGGGAAGAATGGCTGCACCACAATCATGTGGTATGGAACAGCTGTCTCGTCCTCCACATCGATGCGGTTGTATTTTGCATACGAGGTAGCCGCTTTCTCCATCGTCTTCGTATCCTTGCGCTTCTTCGCCATCTGATACGTTTCCAGTATCATCTCGTTATAGCGCCAACGGTGATAGTCACGCGAGGCCTCGGAGAGATTTGGTAGCAGAGACTTCACAATCTTCAGGTCAGCGTAGGCCGTCACCTTCGAGATGCCGTAACGCTGCATGATTTCATCCACGAACTGGCGGTCTTTAGCGTCACAGTTCGAGATGCACCACGTCACCATATCACGCAGGCGCAGAATGTGCTCAACCTGTGTGATAGCGTATTTTGCCTCCAAATCCTCACGCTGGGTATAGAGGTCAGCACGGGCGATATCTATGATAGATGGTAAGGGCATGGACGATGGTTAATGGTTCAGGGTTAAGGGTTCATGGTTGATTTATTCGTCATCCTCCATGTCCATTAGATTCTTTTGGGCATTCTCCAAAGCAAGCGGGCTACCCACATACGCCAACTGCATTTCCTGATGCAGCAGCTTCACCTTAGAAGCGGCCTTTCCCTTGTGGTAACGCTTGCTTACCTCGGTTGAACGGTCGGCAATATCTTCGCGTAACTGCTCTGCAGGAACGTCAAAAAGCACAGCAATATCCGTAATCTTCAAATAAATCGAGGCATATTGCTCGATTTGTGCCAACATTTCTTCAGAATAGTTGATTTTCTCCATAAAGTTTGGTTATATTGAAATTATCACTTACCTTTGCAGCATCCCCACTCAAACGTGGAGAATTTGTTCTTTTGGGAGTGTTATCCGTGAGGATGGCGCTCCCTTTATTTATGGAGCTTCGCCAATCCTTTGGCGGAAGAGGTCGTATAGCGGAACGCTGTGATTATCGATTAAGTCTGTGACCTGAGCGTGTAGCGTAGCGAAGATAGCCTTATCAGTAGAGATAAACGCAGACTCGTGGCGGTTGCCTCGTGTTAGGTTCTGTGAGGTAATGACTGAGACGGTCTGGCCGCTCTCAGCCTGTACCAACAGAATCTTCGAGTGATTGTCAGTGAGGTAAGTACGCTCAATCACCTGCGTCATGAATGACCAGAGTTTGAGAGTCTTGTTCGTAGCCTTATGGTCTAGAACCAGGTTGAACTCATTGACTTTGCCACCTTTCTCTATGAAGAACAGCCTACGCAGGAACTCCTCAGAGATAGAGAATGAAGTCTGCCACACCTTGGCCGTGCCCACCTGTTCCAATATCCATTCAAGTAGGTCTGCTACCTGAATGGCATTGGATAGGTAGGCTTGTGAGCTACACTCAGAGAGCGGCTTCACAACGTCGGCCATTGATGCGGTTCGCTTCATCAGATGGATGATGTAAGAAGTAAGATGGAAGAAGTGACTATTTCTTCGAAGCCTTCTTCGTGGTACGCTTAGTAGTGGCTTTTGCCTTTTGAGGCTTAGCCTCTACAGGAGCGGGCTGTTCTTCCTTTTCAGCTGCATCTTCGGTTAATCCTTCAGAATTAACTGAAGTATCTTCGGTTTCATCAGCCAGACATTCATCCTCAGGTTCTGGGGCTGCAGTACTTTCACCAACTGGCGTGCCAGGAATGAAATGGTCATAGATGTCCCAGTTCTCAACGCGCTTCTTATCCAGCGCTATGATTTCCTTCAAGAATGGATAACGCTCACTGTCAGGGCAGGTAGCGTTTTCAAGGCTCAGCGTGCGCAGTTTCAGATGCAGTTCGCGCATACGATGAATCAAGTCCAGGTTCTCTACATAGAGCGCCTGAATCTCTGCAGGCAGCATGTCGTGGTCTGCTCGCCTGCCAGCCTTGAAATCCGCAAATTCCTGTGATTTGCCGGAGTCAGATTCACTAATACCATTAGTGCCAACTGACGAAGGATTCTGTAGTATGGCGTTAGGCTTAATGACCTTTTCTACGATCACATCCACTTGCGCCTGCATTTCGTTAACTTGGTCTTTCGTCATCTGCTTCAGCCGGAAGTTCAGGTACTTTTGAAGCTGCCCCTTGATGAATTCGGCCTTTCCTTTAGGATTGACCGAAATGTTGCGGTACATGATTTTATTACCCGACAGCTGGAGAAGCAGGATGGCACCCTCGTCCCAGTTCTTTTGGGCATCAGGCGTGTTGATCCAGGCCTGCAGCTGCTCGGTAAATTTTGGGTCTTGTTTCATAAATAATTAACTTAGAATTAACTTTAAAGTTTGTTGTTTATCCCACTGAGAAACAATAAGTTTTTGTTGTATGGTTCAAGTGCTCGTTGCATAGCTTGAAGCGTTTGTCCAGTGGTTACAAAGTCGTCAAAGCAAATAATATTTTGCTCCTTCGGAACGACGTTTACATCGAAGATGGCGTTCACCCTTTGCTTGCTTCTGCAGCTACAAACATCCTCGTAAAACGGGATGTGAAGTTGTGCAGCAATCTGCTCAGATATACGTGTGGCGAAGTTCTTCACCAAGTGTCGACGCTTAGGTGTGGTGATGATGCACCAGTCGCCTTTAGACAGTGCTGGACCTATCAGCTCTGAGACAAACGATACCATCGTACAGGCAAAGAACTGCACCATACTGTCATCAGCCTTGATGTCAGTCAGTGTCCGTCCATAGACCGACTTCTGCCAGTACGACAGGAAGAACAGCCCAGAGCGGCGTGTGAGCCTTGGGCGCGGTGTGAAGTCGCAACGCGCTTCCACCGTCTTATCCCATCCTTTACGCTTTTGTTCCGCGAACAAATCTTGTGGCTCATTTTTCTTTTGTATATCCTGCAAAGCAAGATGCGCACTCTCAATATCAGGGACTTCTATCTCTGATAGTAGGTCGCCCATATCTATTGGAGTGCGTATCATGCTAAGAAAGTCTCTTTTTCATCAAATCAAGACTGGCAGACAAGTACTAGTTCTCATCGGGTACGTCATCTTCACCTCCGCCTCCCGTGTTACCGCCAGTGTTTCCACCCGTGTTGCCACCGGTATTTCCACCAGTGTTACCACCGGTATTTCCACCAGTGGTTGAATTACCGTTGTTTCCGACGTTGGCGCCGCTTGTGATGCCGTCGTCCGTAACAATCTTACCAGAATAGAACGGAGCAGGGCACTCATCAGATGCTTCCACGTTGATGGTGGTACTTGCAGAACCAGCAGCACCCTGACCCAGATCCTGGGCAACAGTCGTCTTTGTCTGCCACTTGTCAGAACCCACGACACGGAAAGCACCCTTCATGTCCTCTACGAGGAACACGTTATCATTGTTATTCAGATAAGCAGCGGCAGCGGTTGCCTCCGAACCTACAGACGGATGCACGGCCACCAGCTTGTTCAGCTGCGTCTGAGAAGGATACTCACCCTGAGCCTCCGAAGTCAGCTGAGACTTGTCGGGAATGATATCGATGTACTTCCACGAAGCGTCTGCACGCAGGGTAAAGTCACCCTGATAAGCAGAGCCAGTTAAACGACCATTGGCATCATGAGGCAATGTGGGCCACTGCAGGATGTCGTACTTGGAGATGTAATAGATGCGACGCTTTACGCCAGGCAGTTCAGGACGGCCTTGGCACCATGCAAGCGAACGCTGTAATGATGAACAATCAGGCATAATGTTTTATTTAAAATTGATAATTGATAATTGAAAATTGACAATTGATAATTAAGAGTAAAATGGGAGCCAGAGCCTTCACAGGTACCGGCTCCCCCAAACAACTCAGAAAAAATGAAAAAAGAAAACAGATGAAGAACAACAGATTATTATTTCAAAAATGGCAGATTCTACTTAACCGTTGCCGCCTTCGCCACCTTGGCCAGCGTTACCGCCTCCCTGAGCAGGAGCAGAAGAACCGCCGATTTCAATGACCTTCAGACGACGCTTGTCCACGGACTCGAACTGCATGCCGAAGAACATGGTTGCGATGTATGAAAGGATGAACGGCTCGTACTCCTTGACCATGACGTTCTCCATGTCGCCCATCTGGTCGTAACCTACAAGCATATTGATCTTTGGCGACACATGGATGAACTTAGAGTCAGCCTTGTTGGCCAGCGGACACAGGATGAGTCGGCCATCAGAACCCTCCACAACCGTCTGGTTGTACTGGTTGTTATAGCTGATGCCGGCATGAGTCAGCAGGTACGCCTCGTTGTATTTATCCGCAAAGTCCTGCGAACAGTACATATAACACGTCTGGGCACGCAGACGAGGATCCAGCGAGAAAAGCACCTCCTTGGCGATGTCCACAGCATTGGCGGTGGTCACGGCATCGGTGATTTTCAGATAGTTGCCCTCAGACTTCGCAATCTTGCCGTCGGCAATATCATTGGCGGTGATAGTGTCGAAGCCATCGAACAGGTCGTTCGTGGTGTCACCGTTCGGATTGCGCTTACCTGCCCAGATAGCGTTGTTCAGGCTCTCTGACAGCGACTTGGCAATGAGGGCCAGCACATGCTTGGCGGTAGGCGTCTGCATCTGACCGTCGCCCTTGGTGGCACCCATGGCACCCAGCAAAGTGCTCACAGCACTGTTAGGCTCGAAGTTAGCCACTACAGAGCCGAAGAATGTCTCCAGCGTGCGGAAGTCAAGGTTCAGGTTATAATCAGTACGGCGCGAGGGCTTATAGGGAGCGAACTGCGCATTGCCGCTCATGGCTGCGACATTCTCCTTATAGCGAATGCCAGGTCGGCCAGTCATGAACTTCAGGGTTTCCTCAATGCCTATGATAGGCAGCATGAGGAGGTCGCGGCGGTACTTGGTAGCCGCTTCCTGGTAGTCTTGGAGTGTGAAAGTAAGTTTTCCCATTGTTTTAAAGGTTTATGGTGATTAATTTGTTTACGGCATCATGTCGTAGAGCTCACGGGCATTGGAACGCGTCTGGAACAGCGCCTGCATGCCAGTAACGTCCTGCTGCGACTGATGGGCATCGTCGAGAATCTGCGAGGTAGAATCGCCAGGCTTCTTCTTCAGCTCAGTGACCTCGGCCTGCAGCTGCGTGTTAGCATCAGCGAGTGTCTGCTTGTCAGACTCCAGCTGTTGCTTTTCAGAAGCCAGCGTCTGTTTCTCGGACTCCAACTGAGCCTTAGCATCAGCGAGTGTCTGTTTCTCAGTCTTGAGCGTCTCAATCTGGGCGTTCAGCGCGTTGATGGTCTGCTTGTCTGCGCTGATGGCCGACTCCAAGGAGTCCAGCTGTGCATCAGAGAGCGTGACCTTGCCGTCCTGGCTGAGCAGATGCTCGCAGGCGAGGATGGCACAAATGGAAGTGAAGATCTTTTTCATCGGATTTTGTGTTGGTGAAGTTTGAGAATTAATAAAATCGTGATTCTTGGAGTTGGTGAAGAGCTGTGCCAGTGAACTCATGAACTTAGCGAATGCCGACTGCTCCTGCTGTGTCAGCTTTATCGTAGGCATATTAGGAATAGGTATGCCTGCCGCAGACATCGCGTTGGCCATCGTGTCGGTGAGAACGGGCGCATCCTCGTCCTCATAATCGGTCAGCTCGTCGACAAAGCCCCACGCAAGGGCCTCCTGTGCTGTGAGCCAGCCTCCGGCCTTCATCAGTTCCAACAGCTCTGCAGGCTCCTTCTTGCAGCGAGTGGCATACATCTGGGCGATGTTAGCGTCCAGTTTGTCCAAGTCGGCCTTCTGGTGCTCGATGTTATCAATGAGTGCCTGTAGGCCGTCGCTGTTCAGCTGTCCCCATTCGAAGAAACCTACACTGCACTTGTGGACCAGATACATGGCCGATGCGTCCATGGTAATGTGTTTGGCACCCAGAGAAGCAATTGTAGCAGCCGAGGCATTCATTCCCACGAAATGCACGTTCACGTTGCCGTGGCGCTTAAAAGCCGAGAAGATGCTGAGGGCGGTGTTCGACCTGCCTCCCAGCGAGTCGATGAGCACGTGGACCTCGCTGTCCTTATTCTTATTAAGGATATAGTCCACATAGTCGGCATCGAAGTCATAGCCTCCGACGAAGCCCTTCAGGTGAAGGTTGTAGTTAGTTTTTGTGTTGGTTGTTGCCATAACGTTTAGAATTATGGCACAAAGGTACATATACAATAATAGGCCCTAAAAGACGTGCTTTTAGAGCCTATTACTATAAATTAGCGATGTTTACTTCCAGAGCGGTTCGTTTTGCCAATCAATAGGGAATCCCATGGCTTTTGGGTCAATATTCGGGTACTTTGCCAAAAGCTGCTTGAAATCTGCTACAAACGAATTATCAGGTTTAATGCTGTTGAGCCAATATATCAAGCAACATAAGTGTGGATATAGACTCTTAGTTGCAGTTGGTTGCTGATTAATCCAAGCAGACGGCATATGTTTGTTTGGTAGCTTAGGCGCAAATGGAAAACGTTGATTCCATAAACGAGCATGGTGAGCACAACAGTTTCTTACGACTGTGAGGCACTTCATCCAACTACGTAGAAACTTGTATGCAGGAATGTCAAAATCTTCAGAGACCAGTTTTTTAACTGCGGGGTCATTGAAATTGCTAAAGAGTTTAGAAAGAGTGCCAAATGAGGCCACTTCAAGTGTCTTCCATGCTGGCGGCATGCTAGGAACATCATATTTTTCGTAATGTTCCTTTATGAAATCTTCGTATGAGCGCTTTACCTCTTTCTGAAGATTAGCCATGTTATCATCAAATAACGACTTCTTATCTGCTAACGTATCGTCCATAAACCAAAATGGTCCATGCTGCATTGAGAAATGGTAGATAACCTTAGCCCTCATTGCCACTTCAACAGTCTGAAGTGCTGAGAATACGAGCATTTTCAGTTCTTTGTCAAAGCAATACAAAGAGTATACTTTCTCTATTGTGCTGTTTGGTTTAAAAACATGATTAGCCTTGTCGCTTTCAAATACGCGCCAGTACTGAGCCAATCTAAAATAGCCGATGGAACCCAAAAGGTGTTCTGCAGCTGCTTCATTGTTCATTATAAGCCCTCGCTGTTTCAGAGTCTGAATCTGCTGAGCGAGGGTCGTTGCTTGTTTTGTATAATTCATATATAAAAAAAACGGCCCGGCGTGTTGCACTGTTCTGATGGGAAGTGTGCCGGGATCTCTTGGGTGCAAAGGTACGACTTTTTTCAGGTTCTACCAAGTTTTTTACCGTTTTTCTTAAGAAATAGCCCTCATTTTTCGACTTTTTAATAAGAAATTCCCCATTTAATAGGAAAAATGACCTCAAAATATCAGACGCTACAAAGTGCCAGGGCTTTCTTAGCTGTAAAGGAAACCTCGTACTTTCTGACGGAAGGGTCACCATCCGGTTGACCTGTAGAGCGTGTGATTTTGACGGTTGGGTATGGCCGCTCCTTGGCACCTATTACATAATGGTCGCCATCCGCCGTTTCGATGACGAATGCCGGATGCTTTTCAGTTGGCACGTCGTCCAATGTCAAGAAAGCCAGTTTCGCTTTCTCTATATAACTATTATTATCAAAGGATTGTTCCACCTCACAGAGCGCTTGGCCCTTCAGGTTGATGCTGATAGGCTGCTCTTGGAGCGTTACAGGTATGCCAGCCACTGCACGGTAAACCACATCGTCGGGCAGGTTATTGCGTTGGATGTACCACGCTTTAGTTATTCCAGGAAGAGAGAGACATTTCATGAATCAAACAAATCAAACAAAAACAACTATTTTACATTTCTACAAAAACGTTCTCGAAGTCGTATTACTTTTTTTCATTTTTCTTTTCTGACATGTTTTGTAGCTGTTTCGTTTCCGCTGATAAATCTTTGCTATGCTATCCCAACAGCTACCCGTTTCCTTGATACCTCGCAATTCCATGAAGAGCAGAATCAACGATTTCAGTTCCCGTCCGTACTTGTCGAAGTCATGCAGGTAATCCCACATATCCACCCTGAAGTCGTTCTTGATGATATCCAAGAGGGCTTCCTTTCCCTGTTTGGTCAGATAGTTATATGTTCTCGGGTCGTGGCTTTTGAAGTAAGGGATGCTGATAGCCACCTCGTCCTCCTGTTGGCGGGGAGGCAGAATACCGTTCGGCATTGGAATTGTTGACTTCCTCAATAGGTCGCTCTCAGCAGAGCCACGTACCAACTGTACTGGTTCACTTCCGCCATGACGGTGAACAAACCACTGGCGGAGATAAGAGGCATCTTCAGATATATGCAATATTCACTCATAATGTTTTACTTTAATAATTTGCTACAAAGGTAATAAATTTCAAATAATTATAAGAATATATTAGACAAATATTTCACTTCTTTTTTAACTGTTGCTTGTATGGAAGCAGGATTTCCCTGGTTTCCATCAGCAAAAGTAAGATAACGGCTGCATTTATGCTAAGACAAAAAAAGCGGCTCTGTAAGGAGTCGCTTGTGGATTAAATATAGAAGGCAAACTTGGATCCTCTGGTACCATTGCCGTCGTAGTCGGCTGAGATGGGGAATTGGCAGCAAAGATTATCGATAGCATCATCATCGAGGATGACAGTCAATTCGAGTTCAATAACCATGCGCTTTTGATTGTAACTGATATCCCAGATACATTCACCCAGAACGGCGTTCGCGACCGTCCTTATCTCGTCCTGCATGCGCCAGATGGAGTCGTAGTCAGTCATATATGCTTGATAACCTTACAAGGATTGCCAACGGCAACAGAATTTGAAGGTATGTCCTTAGTCACCACAGAGCCGGCACCGATGGTTACGTTGTCACCGATGGTAACTCCTGGGAGAATGATCACACTGCCACCAATCCACACGTTATTGCCAATGGTGACAGGCTTGGCCCATTCCTGACGAGTGTTGCGCTCTACAGGGTCCGTACTGTGGCAAGCCGTGTAAATACTTACGTTAGGTCCGATGAAACAGTCATCGCCAATGATGACGGGGGCTTCATCGAGCACCGTGAAATTGAAGTTAGCAAAGAACCTTTGGCCAATGCTTATTTGTTTGCCATAGTCGCAGCGGAACGGCTGATTAATCAAGAAGTTGTCATCACCTACATGACCAAACAAATTCTTGATGATTTCCTTCATCTTGTCAGACTCTGACGGTCGAAGGGCGTTGTATTCATATATCTTTTCCCTCGCCACTTTCAGTTCCTCCAATAACTGTGGGTCAATGGCAGAATACACTTCGCCTGCCAGCATTTTTTCTTTCTCTGTCATCTTTATCTGATAATCTTTGCTTTTTGTAGGTTGTCGAAATCGTCCCAAAAGTCCTCCTGATCGGGAGCGCTGAAGCCATCGTTGGAAAGTTCCTTCAGGACTGCATCCAACAACTGCGTCTTAGAGACGTTCAAGTTCGGGTCCACATCGATACTGTAGGTAAGGATGTCTCCCAAAGAGCCGACGTGAACACCTGAAACGATGATGTTACCATCGGTCTCTGTCACCTGAATACGCCGGCTGGCACCATATTCGGGCTTAGTTTTACAGAGCTGCAGGAATAACGGAGAATCGCTATATTGCTCTGAGTCGACGGATTGAAGAAGATCTTTCAGCGTCATTTTCTTGTAATTTTGCTGCAAAAGTACGAAAATTCGGGCAGAAATATGTATTTTTGCACCAACAAAAGCGTTTTTCAGTAAGAATATGGCTTGGAAACTCAAATATCGCTGCAGCCAGTGTGGCTACGAAGCCGAGGTGTACGAAGGCAGAGGTCTCTTCCGACAAGAGATCCATGCCATGACGTGTCCTGACTGCAAGAGCATCCAGAACATCGTGGTGGGTGGTATCATTGCAGACGTGGCACCCTCGTATAGAAGCGAGGTAGGCAGGCTCTGTTTGCAGTGTGGCAGCGATAACATCCGACTATGGGATGGACATACCTGCCCCAAGTGCCAGGGCCAGATGGAACAGACTGGAGAAAAAGAGTTTTGGACTTGATATAGTAAATCCCTGACTTGCTTTGCAGGCCAGGGATTCTTGATATATATGGAATGGCTTACGCCATGAAGTGGCGGATATGACGGGCTGTTGTTACCTTAGCGTCATAAATGATGGTCAACTCACGCTTGCGGGGGTTCCACTTCGTGTCAATCACACCCTTCAAATGATTGGCCCTTTTAGCCAGTTTCATGTGAGAGTCATGACGTCCCAGAAAGAGCGTGCAAGACTTGATTTCAGGTCGATAGGCATGTCTGTGATTCCTGTCGAAATGAGAAGTTTTCATCTCAACGCGGTCAAAGTGAGATACCTTCTTGTTCTTAGCCGTGGCCGGCGCTGCTGCTGTGATGGTCATTAACATCAGTGCTGCTATCATCTTTATAGTCTTCATCATCAAATCTCCTATACTTTAATTAGACATTTGTTTCTTAATCACAGTGCAAAGATAAGGCGATTCCTTGGGATTTGAAAGTGAAAAATCCTATTTGAGAAGGGGAACATTCCTAAATATGCTTAGGGATTTCCCCTTGATGGATATGTCCAGGATTAATATCTCCTGAACACATAGCCATCTGTGAAGTAATAATCCTCGATGAAGAGATCACGAGCGAATGCCTCGTAATCAAAGTACGAAGCCAGATGACCCATCATGTCATCGAGATTGTAGCACTCATCAATGATGTGCTCAGCGAAATCCTTCTCTGAATCCCACTTGCCCATATAGCGCTCTTTGAAGCTGTCAAAGCTATCATTGCCGAAGCTATTAACAAACTTCTCGTAGGCTTCCATGTCATCCTCATCCATATCGGCATATTCCATGATTTTATCGAATGTATCCTCATCGATACCGCTTTCAGAGTACCAGGCACTGGGAAAACAATCATAATCTTGATACATCAGCTCAGGATCCTCCTCATCAGCATGTAGATTGTGGCAAACCTCCATGAATGTGTCATAATCGCCACACTTTACCAAATCAACCCACATGCCAAAGAGACTACCATCATTGTACTTGGCGTATGTACCTACGTACACGGCGGGATGACCATTCTCGCAATCATTCATATAATACTCAACTGACATCTTCTGGAAAGCGAGCTTACCGAGATAATTTTTCTCCTCCTTAGCGAGGCTTTGAAACTTTGATGAAAT